GTCCGCTTCGTCAGGCTGGCGGGCTTTGCGTGCAAGGCGATCGTAAGGGCTCTTGGGCTGCTTACGAAGCCCACGCTCTACAGCGCGGCGCGCCTCGGCGATCCGCGTTGGCGCACTCTTGGCCGCGCCTCCGCCTAAGGGTTTGCGACACAGATGACGATAGGGACGATGCGCCCCTTGTCCTTCTCGTACTGCGCCAGCTTGCCATGGATGTCGTCGTCCATGAGCAGCTGCGTGACGGCGCCGGCCTCGGAGGGTGCGGACACCTGCACCGGCTGCACGATCACCTCGTCGGTGAAGCCAGCCTGTTCCATGACGAACGTGGCTTTCAGGATGAAACTCACGTTCCACACGGGAGTGGTACTTTGCTGCATTACTGTTCTCCTTCCTTTCGTTCGGACGTTTCGTGTCGTTTCGCGGCGTAATGTCTCTGCTTCCAACTGCAGCCAACACCCTGGGAACACGCTGCGCAAGTCGCGTGTCTACGATGTCTCCATCGTAGCCAGGTAAGCGTTGGATTTGACATGAACTTTGAGCTTTGAATGCCCCTTCATCATATCCAGGGCTGAGCTTTGATAGGTGTGAGCTTTGAGCGTGTGAACTTTGAACTTTGAAAGATCCCCTATGGCGAGGATACCGGGAATCGAACCCGGAACGCCAGATTTATGGTCTGGTGCTCTACCAATTGAGCTATATCATCTAGTAGTTCTCACGCCTCTTCCCACTTCGCACCTGAAAGCAGATTTGATTACGGCGTATAGCTTAACGTGTCTCCTACGAAAAGTAAATGCCCCCATCGCGGTCAAGAACTCGTTTACCGTGTGTGTAGCTTGGGGGTACTCCATCGGTTAACAGAAATGCGACGGGGGCATCTTGGTGCCCGAACACGACAGTGGCGTTGGTTGGTTCCGGTGACATTGAACGGGTCTACGCACACCAGTCTCGAAGACAGGTCAAGACACAGTCCGCCGGTAGGGTCATGTTCGGGCATAATGTTGAGCATGTTAATGGAGGGACGGGCCGGAGTCGAACCGGCGCTGAGAGAATCACAATCTCTAGTGCTTCCCATTACACCACCGCCCCGGTGGAGCGCCCAGGACTCGAACCTGGATTTGCGGGGTTACGGCCCGGCGTGTTAGCCATTACACTAACGCTCCAGCGGCACGCACACAGGGTCTAGGGGCCTGTGCGCATGCCTAGAACTCTCCACGCCTGAGTGCTAGCGCTCAAGCGAGGCGTACTCGTTCTGACCGTTCGCTGGAGTACGCGAGCCTGTGTGCCAGCGAGCACCAGGGGAACGGCACGCTCGTGGTGCTTCCGAGTCACTCGCGTGGGAGTCCATCTTCTAAGCTTTACGAATATCGATGACTTGTTGTACTTCTTGGGCTGTTGTCGTTCGAGGACGCTCGCGCTCGAAGTGCGTCTCGATGAAGCGAGCAAGGTCGGTGTACATGCCCGTCTCGATCGTGAGCACGTCGCTGTTCTCGACCCACTCACCGTTGGAGTCTTCCCAGCCTGCCGTGACGAGCAGCTTCATTGTGCACTCACTGGGGCAGCCACTCCGCCAGGGTCGGGCGTGTCGCACGCTCCTGGCTGCACTGGCCCGACGAAGCATGGATGGCACTGCGGGTACGCAAGCTGCGGGTTGCATCCGTCCGATGTGGGCATTTGCTCCTCAACATCGCACGCCAACCGCCCCGCACGATTGTTACTACACTGCCACGTGCACGCGTTCTCACCACCGCTCTCGACGTACACGACCATGCGTGCGTGTGCGCGTTGTCCTGCGCAGTTGTCGTACGCCGTGCTCACGCAATCAAACACGTTCGAGCAGCCTGTGTTGTAGCTGCGTGAGTCACGTGACAGTGCCATGCTCTCGATCTCGTCAGGGTCGAGCAGGAGCACAATGTCAGGCACGCTGCGTACCTCTTCGACCTCGAACTCCTCGACGCCCTCGATCGTGCGTAGTGGCGCGAACGTAGGCAACACGTCAATACCACCGCACTCAGGCACGCACACGCGCATCACCGGCCACATCGGGTCAGGCCCGTCGTAGATGCCACGGATCTGCACGTCTTGGCACTCGGCAGCGAGCACACGACTCAGTATCAGAGCGCTAGCCACAATGAACAGTATGGCCCCCAGCCACTTCTCGGGCACGTGCACTTCGTGGGTGCCTACGCCTACCGTCAATCCTCGTCTTCCACTCATGTTCATTTCCTCCTTGCTATTGTCGCCGGTCGAGGTCCTCGATCGTGTCGAGCGTCTCCCCCACCTTCACCGTATGAGTTGCGTTGAACTGGCTCAGCTCGCCATCCAGCTCCTGCAAGATGTGCGTGATGAGTTCGATCTCTTCGTTGAGCTTCTCCTCGTCGATGTTGACGGCGATGTCCTTCTTTGCGTCCTCAGCTTCCGTGACAGAGCGCCGCTGAGCAAACGACTGCAGTCGATCACGCACGGTGCCGAAGCGCGCTTGCTGAATCATCTTCGCCATTGCGATCAGGTGGTCCCGCGTGGGCTTGGCGATCTGGTTGCGCCACACGAGCCAGTCGTGGATCGAGCGGGTGACACGACGTGGTGCCGCTGGGTTCATCGGCAACGTGAGTTCATGCCGCATGTTCGCGACGGCGATGGCTCGCTTGACAGCGAGGCGCTCTGCGATCAGATCATTGATGGACTGCCCCAAGCGCTGAATGTACCCTTCGCTTCCACCCTCGGCCCTGATGGGGTCGACTCGGTCGGACTCGCGAATCAGGTACGCCAGCTGAAACTGCCTACGCTTGGCAATCTTGTCCTCGTTGATCTTGAGCGCCGCCATGGCCCGCGTTATGGTGATCTCTTTCATGTACGTCCTCCTAGACGTTACTATGTTCTAGGCGCCTAGTCTAGACGCCCTTCTTCGCTGCTTTGTCACGAATGTCGACGAGCGCCTCGCGTGCACCGCCGTAGTCCTCGTTGTCAATGCACTCGATCCCGTCGTCTGCGTCTTGGGCGATGGTGGACTGGCCCATGGGCGCGTCGGCTTGCTCGTTGAAGTCCGTGATCGTGCGCCCCTCATTGGGCAACGAGCTAGGATCTTGCGTTGATGCGGGGGGCGGAGGCGTTGGCATCGTTGAAGGCCCGAGGTCCCAGGGATCGCTGGAGAAGCGTATCTTCGGTATACGCGTGTGAGTGGGCTCTGACGCCTCGCACTGCGCATCATCAGGATCACACTCACCTCCGATGGGGAGTCCGGCGCGCTTTATCGCCTCCCTGACTTCCTTGCGCCGCTTGTCCACGTTAGTGATCCTGCGCGCTGCGCCAATGATAACCGGCTGAAGATCCTGCTCGCGGTACCACCGACTGTCTGTGAGCGTCTGCACGAGCACCATGTTGGTGCCGATCGTCGGGACTATCTTGACCACAACCCCTCGCTTGTTTCCCATTGTCTTGACGAAATCACCAGCTTTCATCTACTCAACCTCCTTTCTCGAAGTCGACAAGAAATACATACGTACCTGCGTGACGCTTGAGTTGACCAGCCAATGCAGTCAACGCGTTGAAATGACGATGCACTGCTTCCACGTCGCCTTGGTTGAGTGCTTCGCGCGTTTGACGCACGCACTCCTCGACGTTGCCAAGCGCATCGACTGCGAGCGCTAGCTGCTCAACGATCTTGGCGCCGAGCTTGACACCGAGCACCTTGTCATCACTCATCTTTCACCACCTTCTTCAGCTCTTTCTGCAGCTCGTCTTGGTCCTTCTTGTTCATGTGTCGCATCACGTGCATCGACATGATCAGCGAGATGGCGCAGAGGTATTTGGTCTGCGCGGCAACGTCCTTAGAGATTTGAAAGAGCGCTTCATTGATCGCTTGCATCGCCCTCCCAACCTCGCCTGGTTGGTAAGCCATACTTCCTCCTTGCAGCGCGCACTGGTAGCCCCAGCAGGACTCGAACCTGCGCACTGCACGTTATGAGCGTGCTGCTCTACCTACTGAGCTATGGGGCTTTGAAGATGATGGTGGCGAGGGCGTTCACAGCCAGCAGCATCGCGATGATGATCACGCTGATCGTGAGCACGTTAACCATCTTGCTTAGCCTGTGCTGCGTATCCACGAAGAACGCGAGATGCTCGTACAGCTTGAGGATGTTGTGCTGGTTTTCGAGTGAGCGCTTGGCCGCGCGCACTCTATACAACGCTTCCTTATCACCACCGGGCGCGTTGAGCACTTTCTCAAGTGCTTCGTAATCCGCCATCGCAGCGTTGTACTCCGCTTGCAACTCGGGTGAGAGCTTGGGGGTGCTCATGGCTTGCTATCCTTCCACTTCTCTGTAATCCACTTCGTGAACACCGAGTACCCTGCTGTCGCCAGCAGAAACACGTACGAGTTAACCATGCTGGTAGTCGTACTGTAGTAAAGCGCCATCCCAACGATGGTAAGATAGGCAAAAGTGGTGAAAATGAATGTTGCCCAACAAGTTCGTGTGCTCATGATTCTTGCCCTCCTGCCTTGATCTCCTCGTCCTCTAGCCCACCCTTGCTCACATTCAACGCAAGCATCAAGCGATCTAGCTTGCGTTCTAGCGCAATGACGCTGCGATACAACCACATGTCATCAGAGCCAATGGTGAAGCCACAACGACGGCAATACCAAGGTCGATTCCACCCAGGGCCGTGCGCTTCCATAAACCAGTCGTGCGCGTCGTTAGCGCACTTCTTCGACGTGGTGATGATCGTGGGGGGTCTCATGGCTTCTCCTCCAACTTGCGCATCGCCTCGGCAGCATGCACCTCCGCAGCACTGAACGCAAGCTGCGCAAACTCTGCTGGGTTCGCAATGCGATACGTCCACGTAGGCTGACGCTGGCCAGGGATACGCCGCACGAGATACAACGCAACCTGGAAGCTATCCTCCCACAACTCGAAGTTGATGCGCCCTGTGAACGCTTCGCCTGCTTCGAGCTTGCGTATGACCTTGACTGGGTTGAGTCCTTGAGCGCGTTCATGAACTGGCATGGATCTCCTCCACGTCCACGCGGATCGGGGCCTTGAAGCACACAGCGGTCGCGTGCCCAATAAGCACCTTCAGATCCGCGTCACTGTGATCCCCGCACACGTATGTCCATCCACACGCCATGCAGCGAAATGTGACGGCGTACGCTGGTTCGTCCATCACGAGTCCTCCTTCTCACCATGAGGCCGCGCCACCGCACGACACGAAGGACACGAGTGATTATCACCGTGCAGACCACCTTCAGGGCACGGCGTGGCCTTGAACACCACGCCTGCTTCACGTACGTGCGCCTCAAACTCCCGAATCGCGTCCACGACACCGTTGACGAGTTCTTGGTCCAGGATGATCCGCCCTTCCGTCCAATCCAACGCCCAGTGCCCCAAATACTGCCCGCCATGAAACAACGCGAGGCTGTACTGATCTTGCGGCACGACGCACTTCTCCACAGCGCGTGCCTTGCGCTCTTGCGCCGTCTCACGGTTCTTGCGCCACGTGAGTAGCTTGTACGACTTCTTCACTTGCTTTCTCCTTTCTTACCCAACGATTTCGTTGCGCCACGCATACGTGGAATGAGCATGTATGGCCCCTTGTTGTACAGTGGCGCAGTCTCCTTGCTCCTTGCCTCAATCAACTCACTTGCGTACTCATCACCACAATCCTTGCAGAGGTTGTAGCCAGCGCGTGCACGCTTGGCCTCGAACTCCTCATTGCAGCGAATGCAACGCATGACGCTACTCCTTGAGTTGTTTGGGACGCTTCTTGTGCGCGTTCTCGTTGAATCCCAGGTGCACGCGACAACAGCCCAAGCACACGAGATGCCCAGCCACGCTGCGTAACGGCTTGTGCTTGCCACAAATCCTACACCGCACAGGCTTGGGCAGTTCGCCACCGCTCAGCGCAATGGACGCTGCGATAGCATCAATCCATGTGTCGCGTTGTGCGTTGTCCATGCCTACTCCTTGTTACGCAGCTTGTGGAGTTCTCTGGTTACTAGATACGCGAAGTAGCCACCTACAACTAGCCCAGTGACTACCAGTACGCACAGCACGACGCTAAGCCACGTAGTTGCGTGCATCTCAGCGCTTTCCGTACGTGTCACTCGCGGCCATTCGCTCCACACGCTCACTCACATGCGCGATGCGAGCGTCGAGCGCTGCCACAAGCAACGTGTTACCTTCGAGTGCGTACAGTGCAGCGCGTGTCTGCACCAACTCACGCAAGAACTCCACTGCCTTGCCCATGTTCGCGTCCGCACTGGGTGCGAAGCGCACAGGACGCTTTGTCAGTGGGCAGATGATCTCCTTGCCGTCCACGCGCAACTCACCGTCCATGGTGGCGCTAATACCTCTCCTTGCCATGCTTTCTCCTCTCTGCGCCTATACGTGGCGCTACGTATAACACACGAGCAACGTCAGGCAGAACGCCGTGACGATGCACAGAGCGATGATGTCATTGCGTAAGCGGGGGAACATACGCGCCTCCTTACTTCGACATGTGCACAAGCGCACAGAGCAACGCACACGTGCTTAACATGTGCGCTACGCTCTACGCACGTGCAGAGCTAGAACACGTCACGCCAGAGCACGCTGAAGAAATGCGTGAATAGAACGCAGAACGCGACAACGACGAAGCCCACGGCGATCCAGGCGCACGCACGTGCGAGAATACCCAGTGCGTAACGTAGTGAGTTCATCTCATTTGCTCCTAGGGTATATGGCTAGGAGCCAAGGACTGTCGTTGTCCCTGGCTCCTAACTCGTTGTGCTTGTTGTGGGTTACTCTGCGAATTCGAGCGCCCCGGCGTCGAGGGTCGTCTCTTTTCGCTCTTTTGTCGTCCGCGATGCGGCGAATTTCACCTGGGCTTTGAGTTGCTTGGCGTACTCTTTTGCCTTGGCTTGCATCCCTTGGTGGATGTTATCCGCACGTTCTGACAGTGTGCCTGCAATTGGATCGTCGAATCCGTAAAAGAGTTTGCAATCCTCTGCGGTTCGATCCATTCGGTTGACCGTTGTTGCGAGATTCAGGGCTTTTTGGTTCCCATCCTCATCTTCGACGACTGCGAGAAGATTGTATGCGGCAATTTCGCGTACTTTCTTACCATCGTCGCCAATCTTGTCAACGGTGATCGTCTCACCGTCGACAATCTTGTCAACCTTGGCCACCTTGGTGGACGGCTTCCACTTCAATTCGCGTAACATAGGCATCTCCTTTGCCTGTACGTAGACGGTTCATTCCGTCCTTGCACCCCTTAGCCCGAGACATGCCCCCACCCTCCCCCACCGCCTAAGCGCGCGTAATAAAAGAACTTACGCCCGAATTTTTTCTAGTTATACTAATGAGGCCGGGGTGCTCAAATAGAGCTATTATAAGCTTGGCGCCGGGGCGAGGCGCCTTGGTGTAACATCCGTGTCGCAGGGGCGCTGACTGCAACAAAAGCGTCGCAGCCGCCCGCAAGTGCGAGTCGCCTCAGCGAGTTACGCGACACACGAGGCAGCGAGGCGTCGTGGCGTTGCGTGACGCCGAGGCGCCTAGGCGCAGTGAAGCTAAGCACTCTTGGAATATAATGTAGCTAAGCGTAGCCGAGGCGAAAGCTATTTTATACTACTCTTGTTGCAAATAGTACGCTTAGGAAACCAGTATAAACCAGTATACAAATCCTAGACTGCTTTTCCTGTACTTACTCGGCGCGGTATAAAGTTATAGAGTAATGTAAGAATACACCTACATACTACTACTATATGTGCGAAGTAAAGATTTGTAATTATATATAGTATTATAGCAATGTGTGTGCCAACATTTCTCTCCTATTCTTCTATTTCCCTATAACTTTATACCGCACCAACTTAGTGCTTGACTTCCAGGCGCAGATTTGTATACTGATATATACGAGTTAACTTAATGCTTACTGCTCAAGGGTGAGTAGTATAAAATTCCTAGGAGGTCAAGATGCGCCTAGCCGTCTGTAAGGGCTGCGGAGAGGAGTTCGACGTACACGCCTATGGGACCGGCTTCAAGTGGTGCTCTGCCAAGTGCAAGCACACACATGGTGGGCTCAAGGACATAGCGTACTGGAAGGGAGGGCGACCATCACGCTTCCCGCCTGTCAACGAAACGGAGCGAGAAAAGATCGTGGCTGAGCTTGAATCGCACGGGTGGAAGATCAGCCACTACGAGGACGCGGAGTACGGAAGATTCGAGGAATTGCTGCTGATTCAACGAGGAATGAGCAAACCGATTCGTGCTGCTATCGGTAACGGATTTCACTTGCGTTGGGCACACGTCGTGCTCTTCCCAGATCCGACGGGCAAAACTATGGTAAAGTCGAACTGCAACAAGAAGCTGCACAATGCGCCTATCGTTGAGACGTATAATTGGCACCGTCCTGGGCACAAGTTCTATCGCGAGCCTTGCGATTCTCCGCGCTGTGTCAAGTGCGCTGCAGCTCGTGAAGTCCGCACGATCGGCGCCGTGGTTGATCGCTTAGCACAGGATCGTAAATTACCTAGTGATGAGCAAAGCGAAACAACGAGAGAAGGAGCGCAAGGAGCTTGAGGAAAGCAAGCGGCTGACAGGGGCAGGTGACGTCGCGAAGAAAACTCCGATCGCTGAGGACCCTGCGTCGATACTAAGTAAGACATCACGCACTCTCGACGAACAAGCTGCACTAGAATCACGCTCATTTGGTATCGTCAATCTTGACGAGCTTGAAATGCGGATCGGGCTGCAAGCACGCACGATCCTCGAATACTTCCTACGCCTCACGCGCGAAGAGATGCGTGACCTACGCGTCTCCATCAAAGACAAAGCGGACGTAGCCCTGCGCGCGATTACTACGCTCGAAGGCTCGAAGCAAGAGATTCGTTGGCAGGACGAGATGCGCAAGAAGCCGCGTCGCGTCTCGATGACTGCGTACAAGAAAGAGCGCGAGGAAAAAGAAAAGCGACTCAAGAGCATGCTCTTGCGCAAGAAAGAAGTGCAGATCAAACAAGCTGAGGAGGCGCTCGCAGAGATCGAACGCAAGCGTACTGCGGGCGCTCCAGAGGATGTGAACTGATGTTGAAGGGCAAGCGCACGCTGGCAACCAATATCGTGTTCATAGTGTTCTGCGCATACATGGCGTGGATCTGCAAGGGCGACTTCACCGGAGCGTCGACGATGATCATCGCGGCGGGTGCGGCTGTCTTCGGATCGAAAGTCGCAAACGCGATCGAACGCCGCGCCGAGAACGGTAAACCAAAAACCTAGGAGCTTGTATGAACTGTCGCGGATGTCGCGTCGCCAAGGAAATGGTCGAGACGCGATTTGTGTGTGGAATCTTCGCGTGGAAATGCTTGTTTTGCCCAACGTGCCGCGAGGCGATCTTCGACGGCCCGGTGCATCGTTGGGGGTGGAAGTTGACGCGCTCATTGTTCGATGGGGAAGTGTGGAGTGTAGAGCATGCAGAACAGAGTTGACGACGAAGCGCGTAAGTCGATTTGGGACGAGCTAGCGCATGTCGAAGACAGCTGCTTGTGGGAGGTGCCAAAACGAAAAGCGACAGGCGGCATCACGTACACGCCGCCAAACGAAGACTGGCCATACGGCTGCTTCAACGCGCCGATTCCGTCGACGATTTGGTACCAAGATAATACTTGGCACTCACGGTAACTCATGCCTAAGACGCCTGAACATCTCCACGCCATGCAGTTTGTCCGCGACGGTGTACGGCGCGGTCATATCGAGAAACCACTTCGATGCGCTGTGTGCCATATGCCTACAGAACGAACTCTACTCTCGGGGCATCATACTCGCGGGTATCACCGGCCCGAGCGTATCAGATGGGAGTGTCCCCAATGTCACAAGGACTCAGAGAGTCGTCGCGGAGGGCGGATTAATCAATATCGATGATTATCGCGATCTCAAACTGGGCACCTCAGGACATCGCCGACGCAGTGATTCGCATCGGCTGGAAGCTAGGGCTGCTCGTCGCGATCGTGATGATCGCGTGGAAATTGCTCGACGCGTTGAAGGCGAAGTGGAGTAAGTGATGAAATGCCCACACGGCGAGTTTCTGATTTGCCACCAGTGCATGGTGGACAGCTATGGTGAGTGCCCAGGGTGCCCAGAATGCCCTGATCCAAAGAAGCGCGTGAAATGATGCTGTTCGCGCTAGGCATCGCAGTCTTCATCCTTGGCGCCGCCGCAGACTTCTACACCTCGAAGCGCGTGCTAGTTGACAGTACGGGCTACAAAGAGGCGAACCCCATCATCCGCTGGTTGATGGAGAAGGAGGGCAAGCGCACCGCGCTCGCCGCAATCAAAGTCATCGTGTTCGTCTTGCTACTGCTCATCGGCGTCCCATGGTGGATGTATGCAGCAGGCGGCATCGTCTACGGCGCCGTCGCATACCGTAACTATCGTTTATGGCAAAAGACAAGCTAGCCACAGCTGAGGACCTCGAAGTCCTCGCGTTCATGGATGAGGAACTCCGCATCCAGACGCGCGAACTCGGCCTCAAGGATCTGTGGTTCTTCGCCACGGAAGTGCTTTGGCCCGACACGGCGCCTACGCACTACTACGACAAGCTGCACCTGCCCGTCTGCGAGTGGGTCGGCACGGACAAGAAAGGCGCGCGCAAACTGCTGCTCATGCCGCGCGGGCATCGCAAAACGTATCTTGTCACGATCGCACACGCAGTCTGGCGCATCGTAAGGGACCCCAATGTACGCATCATCCTCGTCTCAGCCCTCGACGACACCGCGCAGCACTTCTGCCAGATGGTCAAGCGTCAATTCCAGTACAACGAGCATTTCCTCAGCGTATTCCCCGAGTACCGCGTCAAACGTGACCAGCAGTTTGGGCGCACTTATGACTTTACCCACCCTCTACGTGACGCCCACAACCTCATCGATCCGACGTTTCGTAGTTTTTACCTTGGCGCGCCTGTTGCGGGCCGACGTTGCGACATACTCATCGCCGATGACCCCATCGAGAAACGTCACGTCAACACTCCCGAGCAAGCCGACAAATCGCTCAAGGACTTCAACGACTTAATTCCTATCGTCGACAAAACCGGCGCTTACAACATGATGTTCGTTGTCGGGACGCGTTGGGCCTACAACGACATCTACGGCGCAATGCTTGGCGAGGACCGAGGCGACGAAGTAGACACCTCGCTGCAAGTAAGCACAGCGTTCGAGTCCAAGGTTCGCCACTGCCTCGAAGACGAACACGGCGCCCCCGTCACGAACCCCCGTGTCGAAGGCGAGCCGATCCTCCCCACCGTGTGGAGCCGTGAGACGTTGCTGCAAGAACTCGCGCAGTACTCCATGGACGCCAAGCGTGGCGAGGAAGACTGGTGGAAGCAGTACATGAACGTCTGCATGTCACCAGCGGGGAAGAAGTTCGAGGAAGAGTGGTTTGATACGTGGATACCGCGCCTGCCTGGCGGCGTCGTGTTCAGCGCGTTCTTCGTAGACTCTGCGACCAAGGACGAGCAGATCTTGATGCGAGGCGACTACACCGTCGCGTTCGTCGGGCATTTCGACAGTTACGGACACCTGTACCTCACCGATGCTCTACGCAGCGACAAACTCAAAGGCCGCGAGTTCATTGAACGTATTATCAGCATGCACCAGAAGTGCAAGGCGGATCATGGCTACAGCGTCACGAACTTCTGTAAGGAAAAAGTCGGCGAGGATACCTTTTTCGGATGGGTGCGTAGTGAGTTCAACCGCGCAAACCTCCCGCTCACCATCTTCCCACTCAACGTGCGCGGTCAGGGGCGGAAGTTCGTCCGCATCGTCGAAGCCCTTCAACACCCCGCGATGGCACGTCAAATCCACTTCGTCCAGGGGTTCCCGCAAAACATCCACAAGGTCATAGTCGACGAAGCGGTTCACATGGGCCAGTGGTCGCACGACGACACGATCGACGCACTGAGCCTGGCGTTCCACCCCGATATTCGCGTCCGCCCCCATACTCGTGACGCAAAAGCGTGGAAAGTGCGAAATCTACGCCCACGCCAGCTCTCGACGCCTACTTTTAACCGTGCCGCGCTTGCCACACCAGCAAAATCGACGAATGACGACCCGACAGGTCGTTACGGGCTCCAAGAAGACGGCAGCTTGGCTATTCCGCACTTCGATCACTATGATAAGGGTAGGAGCGAGCGTATAGATTGGGGCAAACTGCCTAGGAAGGAGAATTAGTATGGCTAGATTGCGGCAAGGAGTGATCGGGAAGCCGAGTGCAAAGCGCGTGCTTGGTGAAGGCGAGAGCACCGTGATTCAGATGGGAGAGGCAGGGCAGGTGTACAAAATGTCTGGATCAATCCCCCGTGATGGCATCTCGCGAGATGCATATCAACACGCCCCACACATGACGGCACCCGTCGACCCAGTTGTCACACCGATGAACAGCAGCAACGATACTGGTCGGCGAGACAAATGGGCGCCGCACCCCATCAGTAGGGAAGGTACATGATGGCTTTTACAAAGAAGACAAAGGAATCCAAGAAGGAACAGGAGGCGAAGAAGGCTGAGCCCAAAGCGCCGCCCAAGCCGAAGAAGGAAGCTTGGTTCGGCTGTGGCTGGAGGGGATGGTGATGGGCACCGCGATACTCGTACTCGCAGTACTTGGGTTGGTCGGAGCGCTCATCTGGTGGTTGCAGGCGCAGAGGCGAGCGCGCGAGGAACTCGAAGCTCGACGCGCCGCGAGCGCGAAGATGCGCGCTGAGGGTAAGGCTGCTGTGGAGCAGGCAAAACGGGGCAAGTGATGGTCAAGCGTCGATCTACGCTGCGCAAACTTACTGACCCGTTTGTCGGCAAGAAGTCTCCATACTACCGCAACACAGGCGGCGAGTTGATGGAGAAGACCAAGGGGGGCATGCGTACGATGAACTTGGAGCGCGCACCGAAGCCAAAGGGCGGGCGCGCGAAAATAACCAGCGTGCGTAAAGGCACGAAGTACGGTGTCACACCCAGCGGCGTAAAAAGTGCGGGTGCATCGCCTGCGCAACGTAGACGACGCAAACCAGTGCGTCGAAAAGGGCTAGCGACGAAAGGCAAGCCCGCACGGAGACGATGATGGCCACGCTGCGTTATCGTCCACGCCTTGCTGGGAACGACGTCGGCATGACGTATCGAAGCAAGAAAGCGCACGACGCTGCGAAACGCAAGCGTAAACACCCAGGCAAAGGACTGCCCTCGCTCGCACGTGAGCGTAGTGGCTACATCGCGCACGGCGGCGGCGTCGGCGTCAATAAGAACAGGGCGTAACGCCTAGGCGTAGAGGAACACAATGGCTGACGAACTTACTCTCAAGATCACGTTCAACTACAACCCGTCGACGGCAGGGGAGGTGAGTGTCAACCCTGCGGAGTTCTCGGGGACGTTTGATGTGACGGCCAGCTCGGCGGTGACGACGGGTATTCAGGCGATAGGCACGTCTGAGGAGACGCTCAATCTTGGTGACGTCAGCGACCCTGGCTACCTGATGATCAAGAACTTGGACAGTACGAACTTCGTGCAGTTCAACGTGGACGCCACGCCCACGCAATATACAGGCGCACTGAAGGCAGGAGAGTTTGCGTGCTTGCGCCTTGGTGACACAGCCAGCGCGCTCTACCTCAAAGCTGACACAGCGTCATGCAATATCCAATACTGGCTCCTGAGTGACTAAGCCATGCCCAAGAAACTAGAACGCGCCCTGAAGTCCAAGGCCCGTAAGAAGGGCTTTTCGAAGAAACGTGCCAATGCGTACGTCTACGGCACGCTGCGCAAGACGGGGTGGAAGCCGTCAAGGGAGAAGAGACGTGGCAGCAAGAAGTAAGCCTCGACGTAGCAAGTCAGCGCGCATGGCGTCGATCGCCAAGAATCTCAAGAAGATTCCTGCGAAGAAGCGTCGAAAGTACTTTGCGGGCACAGAGACAATGAGCCATGCAAAGTCGTACGATGCGCAGCAGATGAAGAATCGCCAAGAGCTTGAGAAGATGGGCGGAGTGAAGCGCGCCGCGTACAGGAAGAAAAAGGGATAACTATGCCTTTCATGGCAGGATCGAGCGGTGCGTATTTCGAGGGGCCTAACCAGCTCAACGGCCCCTTCGACGTACGCATCAACCTATGGACCGCGCGTCGCCAGCGTTCGCAAGAACTCAAGCAGCTCTACGAAGGCGACTGGATCAAGTACTGGAAGTGGTACCGGAATTGGGCCGAGCCCATGGAGGACCCTGCCGACTGGTGGCGCGCCAACGAAGTCATCCCCACGGTCTACAAGGTCATCGAAACGCTGCTTCCACGCTACGTCATCGGCATGTTCGACACGCCGGACTGGTTCAGCGTCGAAGCTCGCCAACGCCGTGACTCCGAGTACGAACTCATGTGCGAGTCACTCCTGCGCGCCACAGTCGAAGAGATGGAACTCTTCCCTAAGATGTACGAAGCGCTCAAGTACGCCCTGATCATGGGGCATGCGTGGGGCAAGATCGTCTGGAAGGAAGAGTACACCGAGCGCCAGGTACTCGTGCCGACGCCAATTATTGACGAAGAAACAGGCATGGAGGTCATGGGCGTCGAAGCCAAGGTCGTGACGGAAGAGGCGTACAACAACGTCGACTTCGATTGGCTCACGCTCGACCGTGTGTTCCCCGACCCAACGGGCGAGTACGAGTGGTTCATCGAAGAGATCGACACCACGGTCGAAAAGCTGCAAGACGTTCAAGATCATCTTGGCGTATACGACAAGACTGAGTTCGCCGCACTCATGGCCTCGATACCTCCTCCCAACGCGATGATGAAAGGAGGGGATAGTCTTAGTGATGCACGCTCGGGCACGTCGGCGGGCGTATCCGTAGAATATGCACGAGAGCCCGAAGCGACTGAGGGTATCCCCCTTCACCTCACCACTCCGATGCGTGACGGCATCGGCATCAAACTATGGCAATGCTGGGGATGGGTACCGCAAGAGCTACGCGAGAAAGACGACTCCGCCTGGCGTCTTACCGTGATAGCTGAGGGTAAATACGTACTTCGCGACGAACCCTCGCCGACTCCTGATGGCAGACCTCCTTACTTTCCCATAAAGTCGGTACCCATCCCTAAGCGCTTGTACGGCGAGTCGATTCTGCGCTACATCGGCCCGCTCGCGGACCAGCAGTCACGGCTCGCAAACATGCGCCTCGACGAGGTATTCCTTGGCATCTGGCAGCAGTATCTGTACAAAGCTGACGCAGTAGTCAGTGACAACCAGTTCCTCATTCAACCCGCAGGCGTGATCGAGGTGCGCCCCGAACAAGGCGAAACGGTCAGGGACGTGTTCAGCGTACTTGAGCGCAGGCCGGTGCTGCCCGATGCGTGGAATGAGGACCAGTATCGTCAGACCCAGGCCGAGCACGCCGCCGCAGCCAGCGACATCATGCAAGGCGTCGGCGCCCAAGATAGACAGACAGCTACCGAAGTCGAGCGTAAAATTCAGCAAGGCAACGCGCGCCACATGCTCTACACCATGTGGAACGACTACACCGTCAAGAAGGAGCTGCTCGAACGCACCTGGAAGTGGCTGCAAATGCGCATGTCCTCACCCCGCATCGTCCGCACCGTGGGCGAGGAGTACGCGCAGGTCGACCTGGCGGAAATCCAGATACCGATCGACATTATCGTAAGCGGTGGGATGTTCGCGTTGTCCAAGGAGACTCGCCTCCAAATGGACCAAGAGCTTGTTCAACTCGCTGCGAACCCGTCGTTTGCCCCGTACTTGCGCCCCGAGCAGATCCTACGCAAGCTCATGCAAGATCGTGGCTGGAAGGACCCGGACAAGTACGTACGAACCGAGGAAGAAGTCATGCTGCAGCAGATGATGGCAATGCAAGCTGCGCAGGGCATGGCAGGGGGAGCACCGAATGAAAATCAAGGCATGGGCGCAGAAAGTGGGCAGGGGCCTCAAGGGCCTATGCAAGGTCCCGCGCAATTCCCTGGCGGCGCTGGTGGAAACGGTCAAAACAACCCGATGCAAAACGTGCAGAATCCGGGAGACCGAGCGAGCGCAACTGGCGGAATTGTTGACCGAAGCGGGGCTCCCATCGCCGATACAGGTCTCTAACTATGACGACGTTGCACGCTTGCACGCACTGTACGCCGCGCTCGGCTCGCAACCAGCGTGGACAGATTACATGGCACGCATGCAACGTGTACGCAAAGACCTCGTTGCCGAGCTACTCAATGGCGCCGTTGACAAGTTCGGCAACTCACGAGACAACGAGAAACGAGCAGCACTACACGTCATCGAACGATTGCTCGCATTTCCAGCGATCCTCAACCGGCAATACGAGGACCTACACGACAAGAAGCTGAAACAGGAGGACCGCGCACAACGAACAACTGGCATCCACGGAGAGGATGTGTTAAATGTAACTGGTGAAAGCAGATACACTGGTTTCACAGCCAGTCGGTAGCTGCTTGCCCCGCAAAGACGATGTGGCTGTGCGTTGCGTGTCAAAGCGAGACGCCCAGTGAGACAGAGTCGATGTAGGTTTCAAAGCCGAAGGAGGCACCGATGGACGAGAGTACGGCAAGAGAGCTGCTAGGTAAGGGCGAGAAGGTGGTATCGCAAGGGCCAGCCACTGATGGCGCTATCAATGAGTTCCACACCATGATGCAGGGAGAATCGTACCAGGAAGGTGGGCGATTCGACGCGAATGATCGTGGAGTGGGGTCTGGGATAAATTCACCCCAAGTTCCTGGAAATTACGAGGAAGCAGAACCGCGTCCTGAGGAAGCTCTGTACGCGCAAGACGCCGAGTCCCAAGAAGGCGAAGGTTATCAGGACTGGAAGAAGATGTACGGAGATTCCGAGAACGAAAAGGGCGAGTGGCGACGCACCGCACAGGAAGCTATGCAACAGCTGGAACAAATGAAGGCTGAGCTAGGCTCGATGCGGGCAGCCTTTGCGCAAGCGCCTCAACAAGCGCAATACCAACCACCGCAAGCACCTTACTACGCACCACCTCAACAGCTGCCGTACAATGTACCGCAGCAGGCGCAACCGCAGTTTCCCGACACGTACTTCCCGGACAAGGGCGAGGGAGACTTCTTGGAGCCGCGTGACGTTGACAACGTGTTACAGCGCGTCGACGCATACATGCAGGGGTTGCAGCAACAAGGCCTGCAACTCTACATGCAGCAGCTCCAGCTCATGAAGACGAGCGCAGGGATCGACCAGGCGACCGAGCAACGGATCGCTGGCACGTATCCCTGGATCGCGCAGATGCCGGAAGGCCCTGCAAAGATCCAGGCGATACAGCAGATGGTCAATGCCGAAAAAGCGAAGACTCCTGCTTCCAGGCAGCCCAAGCCCACGCAAGCACGTGTCAGCCCGGAACAAGCTGCGGCGCGCCGCGTAACCTACATCGAAAACAATCGGCAGAAATCGCATACAGAAGCCGAAGTCCCCTTGCAGCAGAGAATTGCGCAAGAGTTCACCGCAGCGAAGACTGCGTTCGAGAAGCGCAAAGTACTTGAAAAGTACGGAATGAGGACTGCAAACGACTGGGGACCTGACGTTTACACGAGGTAGAAATGGCTGGACCTACAACCAGCAGCACCCTCACCCATTTCATCCCGCCTTACTGGGATGCGGTGCTCGGTGAGAACCTGTACCCGAACTTGTACTTCTATCAGTTCGGGACCAAGAGGACCGTGCCGCGTAACTTCGGTACGACCATCAAGATCCCGAGGCTGTTGAAGAAGAACATCGTGTTCGCAAACACCGAGGGAACGGTGATCGGGACGTGCCCAATCAGCGACCAGTACATCTCGGGCACGATGGCTCAATATGCGGGCGCGTACAAGCACTCCGACGTGCTGGTGATGACTGCGCTTTCGGACGTCGTCGAGCTGTCGCTTGTCGACATCGCGCGGGACATCGCAAAGAAGATGGACACCACGGTGCGTGATGCGCTGTCCGCGACAGGAGCCATTCAGTCCGAGGGTACCGGAACCGACTATCTCAAGCCTGCGGACATCATTCAGGCTGTAGTGACGCTCGATTCTGCGGACAACCCACGCCCGCCCGACAACCACTATCCTTGCATCATCCACCCAAAGGCTGCATACGACTTGCAGATCAACTTGAGTGGTGGTGCGTGGCTCGACGTCACGAAGTACACCGAGGGAAATGCGGATCGCATCTACATCGGTGAAATCGGGCGTCTTTACGGTGCACGCTTCGTCACCTCCTCGAACATCAAGGAGACCGCACCGATTTCGGCGGCTGTCAGCGGCGCGCGTAACTACATGTTCGCGCCCGATGCGTATTACGTCACCGAGATCAGCGACATGACGGCGCGCACGTTCGTCAAACAACTGGGGAGCGGCGGTACCAGTGACCCCGTGAACCAAGTCGCGACAGTCGGTGCGAAGGTGTACTTCGGTGTCGTGCCTGCCGCATGGTCGGCCACGGAATATCGACTGGTACGCCTCAACTACCCCCTGTCGCTGTAAGGAGGGCCAACATGGCTAGCTACAAAACTGGCGGAAAGTTCGAGCCTGCGGGCCTCATGAAGTACTCCAAGGACTCTGGTCAGACCTGCGATCCCACGACGGGTGGCGCAGGACAGGGGAACCACTATGGCGCGCCCAATGCGAAGAACGCCAAGGGTGCGGGTGGTTTCGGCTCGTCTGGGTCGAAGTCCACATCGAAGCCTACTTCAGGCAAGTAATGCCAGCCTGGGATTCGTCCTGGGATAGCAGCGGGGGAGTCCTTGACGGGGCTCCCCCGTTTTTTGTTATACTCAGCGCATGGAGGGTGTAGCAAAGGATAAACGCCCGGCTCGACGCTTGACGGTGGCGACTAGAAAGATCGGGCGAGGGGTTCGAGTCCTCCGCCCTCCGCCAAGGAGCCCATGATGCACGGCATGTACTGGGACGATTTTCGTAGGTTTATCGAGCGGAACAAACGTACTTGGGCACGCTTGCGTTACTACCGCTCAAAGGACGGATTCAAGGACACGATCTCGATCTGCGATTTCACACTGCCGAAGCGCGAAGGACACGTGCAAACAGGGCATGAGCAAGACGACTGGTACCGTGATTCGTTCGTCTGCAACTGTGGGTACTTAGAAGGCTATGTTCCATATGCGAACAACCCATCCGTCTGGAACGAAGAGGAGTACAAATGGGAAGTCTACCCCATGCGGGGCGTGCGCGAGACTGCGAAATCGTTGCTCGATCAACGTGTTCTACGCGAGACAGCCGAAGTGAAGGATTTGATTGAGCATGCGAGAATCCCGCCCCTTTCGTGAGTTTCCTTGCGTCACGGCGATCGTCAATACGTACAAGCGCCCCAAGCTACTCAAGCGCGCGTTAGATTCTGTAGAAAACCAGGACTTTGACGACTTCGAGGTAATCGTCATCCATGACGGCCCTGCTGACGAAGAGACGATCGAGGTGTGCAAAGAGTCAGCAGATGTGTTCGAGCTGACCGAGGTTGACTTTCGGTTCTTGGCGTTGGATGAGAACAGTGGGTACCAATGCGTTCCAAAAAATGTAGCTATATGGCACGCGCGAGGAGATTACATCGCGTATCTAGACGACGACAACGAATGGACGTCAAACCACTTGACGGTGCTTGTCGAGGCGATCGAGGAGGGCAAGGTCTGGCCGGATTTTGTTTACGGGCGCCGCGAGTATGTGATCGACGAGGGGTGCACGAGAATGAATCTACATAATGGCGTATCGCCGTTCGTGCCGTTTGCAGAGAACGTGCAGCGTCTGCATAATCCTTCGACGAATTTCATCGACACGTCGGATGCGCTAGTCGCAAAGGGTGCCCTGTGGAGACTGCAGTTAGCGACAGGCAAGATGTGGAATGAAGAGTACCGGCGCTTCGGCGATTGGGAGTTGTTCACACGCGGTGTGTTCTTCAGTGGATGGCGTGGAAAGGGCGTGAATGCAGTTGTGCAGAAGTACCACTGGCATGGTGAGAACTTGCAACTCACAAGGCCGTTGACGGAGACACCGCGACGTCAGCGTCCAGGCGGGATTAGCGCGGCGTTTATTTCGGGTTAGTGATGATCTGCGCATTTACGGTAACGCGTGCATCGACGCCCGAACGCGCTCGCATGCTCAACGAGACAATCACACAGGCTCGTCGTACGGCAGGGTGTAAGTTCCACTGGCACGTCGTCGGGTCGGGGTGCGCCGAGGTTGGCGAGAATGTTATCAAGACCGCTGAGAGTACTGGCCTCATTGACACGTCGTACTGCTACTCTACGAACGTAGGGCAGCATGTCGCATGGAACGAGGCGCATTGGCTAGCGCGTGACAAAGGCGCCAAGTACCTTCTACGTCTAGACGACGACTGCGAGTTCCCGTCGAAGCGTTGGCTCAAGAAGCTAGTCGAAGCAAGCGCACTCCTCGACGACAAAATGATCCTCTCGCCTACGATTCGAGGTCTAAAGAACCCACCGGCACGCTCCCAGGTGTGTATGGTCAAGAAGCTGCAGCTTGAGTTCCTGACGTACGCGATCGGCGGCATTTGCAGGCTGCATCCTATGGAGCTAATCAAGGACTATGTCTCCGACGTGCGCATGCCGTTGGGCTCAGGCGATGCAACGAGCATGGCTTCGTATTGCCGCAATCACGATCCGATTATTCCGATGGCGTATTTGAAGCACATCCGTGTGCGGCATAACACCCGCGCGCAGGAAGAACGCGACCCTTCACACTTCGAGCAGCACGGATTATTCCAGTCAATCCCGTACATTCCACCTTGGAGAGCCGATGCAGCGCCCTAGGATTGCGGCTGTAGTGCCTACGTGTCGTGGCTTCAAAGTCCCAGAGCAGACTGTGCCTGTGAAGTGGTATGTCGTGCATGATCGCGAGCGCCGCAATGTAGACGAGAATGGGCAGGAGGTGCACCACATCGTAGCGCCAGAGCCCGAAATGTACGGCCAACGCTGCGACTCGATTCGTAGCGCTGGATTCTTGCAGGCGTATCTTGATGGTTATGACTACGTTCTCACTGTGGACGACGATTGCTTCGTCCCGAAGTGGTGGGCGGCGCAGCATAGTGACGGGCTGTCAGTGCCTGTGCCTCATTGGAACTTCACGGTCGAAGGGGTATACACGCGTGGTATGCCGCGCTCAGGCTTGCTGATGCCTGTCGCGCTCACACACGGATTGTGGAACGGAGTGCTTGATTATTCTGCGTTCGACATGCATCACGCCATCGTGCCGTACTATCACAAGAGCAATGCATGGCGCCGTATTCACCCTCCATTCGCGCAATCTGCAATGAACATTGGCTTCAAGCGTGATGTGACGCAGGTGATGTACCAACCTGCACAGGGCGAAGGTACACCGTTTGACCGCTACGCAGACATATGGGGCGGGATGTTTGCGCAGAAAGCGCTCAGCGAGCACGACTGGGCTTTCGTCAATGGAGGCGCACAGGTCTACCACGAGCGTGCCTCGTCTGTCGAAGCAAACAAGGACAAGGAAGCGCCCGGCGATCGCATACACCGCGAGTTGTGGCAGTTTGTGTGGAGCATGGACGTACGTGCGTCGTCGTTAGTGCAGTCATACTGCAAGATCGCAGCACGTTTGCGTGATTTCCCTGTGGATAGCGACTATTTCGCCAAGATCGGTGAGAACATGTTTAGGTGGGTGGATTTGTGTGAGGGACGTAAATGAAGCCGATTGTGTGCATTCCGTGTGGGAGGCGCCGCCACCTGGAGGTCTTGGTCCCCTATTTACTTCGAGAGCGTAAGACGTACAAGTACGTCATGCTGTGGGATAACGTATGGGAGGACAAGGACGACAAGCAGTACATTCGTGACCTCGCTGCAGAGCACAGGGACACGTTCATGTTGAAGGTGTTGCCCAACCGAGAGACTGATGCGGTGAAGGGTGAGTTCTACCCGTATGATGAGTACTACCAATTCTGTGAAGAGCCAGGGCAGATGTACATCAAGATGGATGATGACATCGTGTGGATGGCGCGTGGCGCTATCTCGAAGCTAGCCAGCTTTAGACGGCAGAATCGTGAGTACTTGGCTGTCGTAGGCAACATCGTGAACAACACATATTGCAACGTGGAGCATCAGAGATTGGGTGCATTGCCAAAAGACGTGCGAAACTGGCGGCCTTGCAACAGGTATTCCAGTGACCCAGTTGGACATTACGATGTTGGTTGGGTACAAGCAGTGCATGACAGCTTTTTGGCGCATGCTGACGCCCGGTCAACCAAGGAGTTCCTGTTCGAGCGCATCGTTGTCGAGGATTACTTTCGCGCACCGAACCATGTGTATGCATACTACGGAGACGAGATACCGTACCAGAACTGCCGTGCGACATCTGGCAAGGTAGCGCATGATGAGATGTGGTTGACGACGACACTGGCGGAGAGTTTGGAGCGCCCAGTGTGCTTTTGCGGCTCAGCTTTATTTGTGCATTACGCTTACACCCCTCAGCGTAAACACCTAGACAGCGTAAATATGCTAGAGAGGTACAAAGAGCGTGCGCGAAAAGATTGTCCTGATACAGCTGCCTAGCCCCTGGCTAATCAATGATCGTGATTTGCCGTTGATGGGGGTGCTGTACCTCGCGGCTTCTCTGCGCTTCGAAGGCATCGAAGTTCAGGTAGCCGATCTTGTGGGAGTGCCGGAGGACAAGTGGCTCATCCCGGACGCAGATGTGTACGGCGTCTCGCTCGTGAGCGCGCAGGCACCGATCGCGAAGCGCGTGATTCAGCATATTCGTGCACGTACGCGCCGCAAAGTCGAAATCATCGTTGGTGGGCCGCATGTCAGTGCGTTGCCTGCGTGGAGCTTGAAGCATCTGGACGCGGATTATGCGTTCGTAGGTGAGAGCGACGAGGCCATCGTCGAGTTCATGTACAACGGGCCGAGTGAAAAGGTCGATGGGTTGCATGGCTACGCATCGAAGTTTCCGCGTGTGCCTGCGGGCAAGATCGTATGTCCTGCACGTGACCTCGTAGACATGTGGTCGTTTCACAACGTAGGTATCAATAGGTACGTGACTGACGGCGTACGCTATGAAGGTTATCTACAAACGGGACGCGGTTGCCCGTTCGATTGTGCGTTCTGCGCGCAGGCGGCCATTACAGGCCGCGCTGTACGCTACCTAAGCGACGAGCATCTCCACACAGAACTCGACGTCTTGCTCAAGGACTACGAGTGTGACCTGATCTACATCGAAGACGATACGTTCAATATCAACAAGAAGCGTGTGCACCATCTGTGCGAAAACGTCTTCCCGCAGCACAAGTTCAAGTGGCATTGCCTGTGCCGCGCCGACACGATGGATCAGGCGCTCGCTGATGTGCTCGCCTCAGCGGGATGCCAGAACGTCACTTTCGGCTTCGAGACTGGCAGCGACAAGATGCTCAAGCGCATGGACAAGTGCGAGACGATGGAAGAGGCTTGGAGTGCCATCCGTTGTGTGAAGAACGCAGGCATGGGCATCCGGGGCCAGATGATCGTAGGGTTCCCAGGTGAGGACGTCGCGACGATCGCAGAGACGAAGCGGTTCATCGAGACGGCACCTGTAGACAAATGGGGCTTCCACGCCTTCGTGCCTCTTCCAGGTACGCAAGTCTGGCGCAACCCAACGAAGTTCGGATTCCCAGAGATCGACGTGGACAGTGAGGACTTCGCGGCAGGATTCCACACGATCGGCAAACCTGGAGAATGGGCGAAGGTGTGGGGCGATGCTGCGCGTGTTCGTGCGTGGCTGACTGAGCTACGCGAACTTGCCGACATGAGGAACATCTATGAGTACGGAGTTACTGAAGCCGAAGCCCGCAAGGAAATAGCACAATGCAAGTTGACGTCGTCATAGATTACTACCGCAAGCAGAAAACGTGGCCGCTCGTGCGGGCAGGGCTGCTCGCGAACATTGATGCGATCCGCAGTGTGATCATCGTGAACGACGAGCCTTGGACTGACGATAACATGCTAGAGTCGAACGAGGAGACTCGCGCACTTCTTCTTGTGCGATTGCTGGACCACAAGCACGAAGGCTTCGGCGCACACAAGTCCATCCGTCAAGGCATGGAAGCCGCAGATACTGAGTACGTCTTGCATATCGACGGCGACGTCGTGCTCGCTCCTGGTTCCATAGAAGCAAACTTGGAGTACGCCGAGCCCGAGCTGATCGTCTATGGCACTACGCACGACGTGCCCCACGATGTCACCGTTGACATGTACCCCGACCTGCCGATCGAGCGCGAAGACTGGCGGCTTAAGGGCGGGCACCCCAAAGCGTTCCCTGACTTTCGCGACTTGCACTGGATCATGCGCAAGAAGGACTACTTCGCGGTCGGAGGACATGACTTAGAGTACAAGGACTACGGTCTTGTAGACTACGATCTAGGCTGTCGATTCATGCTGCGCTTCGGTATGGAGGCATACATGATCGGCCCAGGCGAGGCGTACCACATCGGCGGCAAGGACCGCCCAGAGGACAAGATCGGTAAGGAGACATCCGTGGATAACATGGCTCGATTTCGCAGGGTATGTGACGACTTCATTAGGGCACAGCATGGCTATTAAGTTCGTAGGTGGGCGCCTTGACGAGGAGCCTGAGAGCTACGTCAAGCGGCAGCGGTCCGTGAACACACGGCATAGCGACGGTAGTATCGAGCACCCGTTCGAGCGTGGGAAGATCAACGCCGGGCTGTTCTGCCAGTGGATGCACTCGCAGGGTGTACGTCCCAACGAGATCCTCGTTCTAGGCTGCCGTGTCGGTTACGAGATGCGCGAGTTTATCAATCGCGTGCCGACTGTGGAGGTGATGGGGGTGGACATCATCCCGGAGTTCATTGAGAAGGCCAAAACGATTAGCGATGCGGTGTGTTGCGACATGCACGAGCTTCCGTTCGACAATGACGCTTACCAGTGCACGTTCAGCGCTCAAGCTCTGGAGCACTGCTACAACATCCCGAAGGCCATTGACGAGATGGTACGTGTGACACGTAAGTACATCTACCTCTCCCTACCGCTCGAGAGCAAGGAGAAGTTCGACGAGAACCCCTCGCACTACGGGTGGACCTCGAACCCGATCGGCTGGATCGAGCTGTTCAAGCCGTACCCGAACTGGCGCATGGAGTACGCCTGTATCCCCTACAAAAACACGTTCGACGTGTTGTTCAAATACATAGGCAGGGAGTTTGAATGAGCGCCAAGAAGTTCTGCGTAGATTTCGATGATTATTGTGACGCGACGATCGACGAGTTGGACCCACTCGTCAGGCTGAAAGAGAAGCATAGCGGCTTCAAGGTTACGCTGTTCACCATCCCGAAGCGGACGACGTGTGTTGCATTGGACAAGATCGTTGCGCTGAATGAGCGCTTCGGCAGGAAGTGGATTCAGCTAGCGCCGCATGGTTGGCGGCACACACGTGGTGAGTGCCTGCACTGGACGGACGACGAGACTGTGCGAAAGCTTAAGCTCGCGAAGAAGATGGGGATTGATTCGCCAGTGTTTCGTGCGCCTGCTTGGCTGCTGGATCTTGACGTTTACGAGGGATGCAAGCGCATGAACTACTGCGTTGCATCACATCAGACATTTCGCGTAGGACACTCTGGCGTACCGGAGTATGTCTATAACATGCCCGAAACACACGGCGTGCGTGGTGTGCACGGGCACATGACACCGTGCATGGACAACTACATTCAAAACATGGACCTGTTCTTTCCACAAGGTTCGAAGTTCGTCTATCCACAGGACGTTGCGACATGCGTATCGGTGTAATCCATCCACAAGCTGGAGGCGTGCGGTACTATCGCGCGGAGCTGGGAGTCGCTGCCTTGAAGCGCGCAGGAGTTGACATAGAGCTGCATCCTAACGCTTTCGAAGATCGCATTGACTTGTGGCTGATGAAGCACGTTAAGGATTACGACATCCTGCACACAGGCTACGTCATCAACCACGAGATTCTTAAGTACATTGTAGCCGCGCGTGAATATGCCGAGATCCCATTCATTACGGACATCGACGATGACTTCATGAACGTCCCAGCGTACAACATCGCTTTTGGGGACTATCACGGCGGCTCGCAGGGCAGGCGTATTACGCGAATGATGCTGCGGATGTCAGACGCGGTGTCTGTGTCAACACCGCGCCTGCAGGAGCAACTTGACGAGGATTGCAAGCTGTCGTGGGTATTACCGAACTGCGTCTACCCCCCGGATTGGCAGCTTGATAAGGACCCGCAGCGTCACCAAGACGATTCTGTTCGCTTTATGTTCGCTGGAAATCTAGGCCGTAAAGGGGATTTGGACACGATTGAGGATGCGCTGGTCCATGCCATGGAGGACCACCCGAACTTGCGCCTGTTCTTCCTTGGCTGCTTGCCAGACTGGGCGTTGAAGTGGCTGCCGTCGCCGACCGATCCAATACGCAACCGGGTATTTACGATTCCAACCATGGGGATGGCGCGGTACCGCGCGACGCTGCGCTGGATTGCCCCTGACGTGATATTCGCTCCCGTTGCACAAAACGAGTTCAACCGCTCGAAGTCGCACATCAAGGCGTACGACGCAGCGATGTGTAACGCTGCGTTCTTGTGCACCGATTGGGACACGTACGCTGCTGTCCCGGCGAGCGCAGCGATCAAGGTGGCGGGGAACTATGAATGGCGGGAGGCGATCGACGCGTTAGTTACCGACGCTCCAATGCGTAAGCGGACCGCACGCGAGCTTTACGATTGGGTGGTGGACGAATGGCACATTGACAAGCACGTAGACAAGTGGGTAAGTTTATATGAGAGAGTAGTTAAGAAGGGACCAGTGCGTGACCTAGCCGACATCGTTCGCTCAGGAGGACGGGATGGCACAGTGGGAACAGGAGAAGGTGTCTGATCAGAGTGCCCTGGTTGATAGGGTAGTCAACGTATACGGCATTGACAGGACCAGCGACACCGAGATGGCGGGCGTCGCACTCGACCTCCTTGATGAAACCGTCAAGGAAATGAACTCGCACCTCTACGAGTTCAACAAGATGGTCGAGTCTAATCTGACGATCACTGCGGACGCCAACACGATCGTGCTGCGGAATGGCGTGTATCGCGAGTCTATCGCTCGTATGATCTACACCCCTGACTCCACGCAAGAACTACTGTTGATGTACCTGCCGTACGTGCAGTACCAGGATGCGTACGGGAGTAGCCGTTACATTGGGTCGGGCATACCTGTCGTTTACTCTTTCCGTAATGTGGAGAGGGACGGCACGTTGTACCTAGGCCCTACACCAGACTCGGGCGCCGCTACTGACTACACGCTGACCGTGGAGTATTATCGACGCATTCCACTTGTAAGCTCAGTGACTGCTGCACTTGACATACCGCCAGAAGTAGAACCAGCATTGGTATATGGTGCGCAGAAGCGGCTGGCGATACACCTTTACGGACCAGGACATCCAGACGTAGCGGCGTTCCAAGGGCTGGAAATGCGCGCGTTGCAGCAGTTGAAGGCAGTAGACAAGCGTCACCCGGACACGAACAAGCGCTTCAAGCTTGCGGATCGCAGGTTTGCGGGCAAGAGAAACCCACTGCGTGGCCAGCTGTTTATTAGGATTCGCTAATGCCCAACATTCCGATCAACTTCTCTCAGGGGTTGGTGACTGCGCGAGACGCCTCGACACTCAAGCCTGGTGAACTGCAGACTGCGAAAGGGTGTGAGTACCGTGTAGGGTCGCCGCATGTGTACAAGCAGCCAGGGCGGACTGCGACGGGGAACAGTTTCGTCGGCACGATCCTCGGCATCCACAAGTACGAGTACCAAACCGGCGATGACAAGCTTGTGGCGAGCGCAGGCGGGTCGATGTACGAGGCATCACCCACGACCACGCCGAGTTTCGTATCCAGTGGTTTGAACGGGCTGTCCACCACGGCGATCCCGCACTTCTCCTCGTTCAATGACACGTGGATTATGTGCAATGGCGCAGATATCAACTACGTGCGCGAAGCGAATGCGGTGTTCGTTGACTCTACGGGCGATGGTGATAACAACTGGAGCAAGGGGAACTGGCGTCCGCTTGGACTGCAACCGCCTGACGAGAAGCCTGCGTGGGTGGAGAACGCGCTTGCGACAGGGTCGACTGCTGCACCAGCCGCGAGCGCGGGCGGCTCATACACCAATGTTGACAACGCACGAGACAGTGACCTTGCTACGTATGCGTATGCCACGGTGCGCACGGCAAACTCACCAAAGGTAACGACATGGTCGTTCTCTGGATCGATCGCCGACATCTCGGGCAACTTGACGCTGACCATCACGCATGGGTCTGCATCGAGCGTTAACACCATAGGGATCAATCCAGTAGGACATGACGTGGATGTCAGTACGTCATGGATCAACGCTAAGCAGAAGATCGAAGTGAGCGAGGATGGAGGGGCGAACTGGACGACGATCTCTGCGTTGGGCGGGACGATCACGAGCAAGGTCACGAAGTACACGTTGACGACGGTGGTGTTTGGAGACCTATCGCCGTTGAAGGTGCGTGCAACGACCGAAGCCACGCTCGTCACGGGCGACCCGTGGTTTCAAGGCAAGATCTACGAGATCGAGCTGGACAACGGCCAGGCGGTAGGGACGTACACGACGACGAACCCGCTGTACTACCTCATCACCGAGAAGTACATTGACAGTGATGAAGTGCCCCACGAGTCGATTGCGTCGCCGATTAGTGACGCCGTTCCACCCGACACGTATGGCCAGATCGACATCACACTTCCGAGTGCCGCGAACAACGACCACACACAGCAGTTCGTGATCTACCGCACACTCGACTTGCCCAACCAGGGCTTTCCGTTCTTCTACAAGATCGGCGAGGCAAACGTGTGGGAGGCAGGCGGGACGTATCAAGATCGCATCGGCGACGTGCCTTCGACGACGATTGACGAGCTTGGTACAGTGGTGTACTACGGCCTGAACCAGCTGCGTGGCACGGAGGAGGCGTACGAAGCCTTGGCGATTCTCTACCCCACGAACGAGACGTTGTACACCTCGCTGAACGGGGCGCCTCCCATCTCCAAGATCGCCAAGTTGTTCCAAGGTTCGATGGTGTACGTGCCGACGACAGGGAATCGTATCCACTATTCGATACCAACAAACATCTCATCGCAGGGCGCTGAGCAAGTTCCTGCGCAGTACTACCTTGAATTCCTCACCCCGCTCAACGATGACGTCGTGAGTATCTGTACGTGCAACGCGGGGCGTTCGCTCATCGTCTATTTTCCGCGCTACTCCATGCTTGTGAACTACCTACCGCAAGCGACAGATCCGGGGGTGTTCGATACGCGCGTGAGTGAGTACGTGTCAACGCATCGAGGATGCGCGGGACGGTTGCTCTCCCTCGAACTCGACGTTGGTGCGGGGCGTACGATTGCGATCTCCGTGGACAAGCTTGGCGTGTGGTCGACGGATGGGGTGAGCACGCTGCAGGAATGGTCGCGTGACCTTGACTGGGACACGTTGATGAGTGGCGTGGACTTGAGCGTTGCCGAGCTGGTCAACAACCCGCAGATGCGTCGTATCGAGTTGCTGTACGAAGACACGAGTGGTGATCGCCAGGAGATGCACTTCTTCTACGGACGGCTCAAGCAGGACAACGACGGGAATCAGGCGCCACTCATTACTGGCCCGCATCCGATGGGCGTACGCTGTCACCACTACGGGCTTGACTCGGATGGGGAGTGGCAAGGGTGGAGTGGAGGAACGGGCGCAGCGGGCGTGTTCACCCTCACACCCACGCTGTGGTTCGATGCGTACGATCCATACGGCGACGGCACGAGTCCTAACGACATTGACGATGGGACTGAGTGGGTTGACCTGCAGAACGCACGCTGGACAGACAAAGCAGCAGGCGCACGGCATGCTACGACCTCACAAGTCATAGGCAACCAGCCAACGTGGTACAAAGTTGCAGGCTCGACGCCAGCTCCTCCTACGCTGCCCAACTCCAAGCCAATCATGTCGTTTGCGGGCGCGCGTGGCATGGGAGCCAACACGTTTAGCGTGTTGTCATTGGGAGCATTCACTGCATTCGGTGTGGTCTATCTCAGCGATGAGAACGAAGCGCTGATTGGGGGGAGTATGAGCCCCTACCCTGCTGGCTACATTCCAGCCGAGCTGCGCATACAGAAGATAGACGGGTCTGCGGGGAGTAGGATGCAGTGCTCGGATTATAATTACGGCGGTGACTACAAAGTCGATTACAAGACTCTGGCGCAGGGAGGCACAGATTTCTCCGGCACACCCTGGCGGCTCGTCAAGTTCACGCGTGACAGCGATATTCCAGCGGTATGTACGCACGAGATTGATGGAATCGACATAGGCATTTTCTTCGAGGACAACAACAACTTTGCGCTCGACATTCACTGCATTATGCAGACCATACTCAACGGCAACCCTGGTTCTCCTGACCAGTACAACACCTGGGTTGCCGAGATCATGGTCTTCGACTCGCTACTCAGCGACACGGACCAGGAGATCGTTGAGACCTACCTGGCAAACAAGTGGGACGTCGGTACTCCGCAAGCTACATCTGACGTGTTCATTGAGCGTGATGGCAACGAAGACCAAGCTGAGGGCTACGACGACCAGGGCAACATACCGTTCCAAGTCAAAACCGGCGACATGTACATCGGCAACTTGGGCGTGGCGACCATGACGATCTTTGGCTATCCGAAGTTCGAGGGCAGCACCACGAAGTCCCTTGCAGGTGATAGCGCCCAAGCGGTCATCGGCACGTTCCGCCGTGACGGTGCAAGCGCGGCGACGACGAAGACGAAGAGCTATACGATCAACACGCAGAAGAAACTGTATTGGAGTCAGTACGCAGACCGACATACGTTCGAGGTGCGTGACATTAGCAGCACATCGTTACCTGCACTCGTCGGGTACGAGATTGAGGTCCGTGAGGGGGGACCGTCGAGGGACAAATGAGTGAAGAGCAGCTGACCATGGTTTCGATCCAGCGCATTATTGGGCGCATTACGCTGGACTACCAACTTCAACTTGACAGCATGTTCAGACAGGTACAAGAGCTGCAAGGACGTATCGCACAGTTGGAGAGCGCGGACGACGCAAAACCCAAGGCGGTGAAGAAGGCGAATTAGTTGGCACAGTTCAAGACATTCAGTGGCCTACGCACTTATACCGTACCGCTGCAGAGGGATCTACGTAACCTCGAACGGTGGATACGTGAGACTGAGGGACGACTTGCGACGTTGATTAGCGGTGAGCCCATTTCGGCGCCTACGGGTGGGTCGTCAGCGCTTGCCCCGCACGCGTCGTCGCACGAGTACCTCGGCAGTGATCCTGTAGAGAGCGTGAATAAGTTGTGGGTTGGCAAGGCGCCCGTTGCGTCGCAGTCTGCGGGCGAGCTTGGCGTTGTTGGCGACATTACGCTAGGAGATAATACACGCGACAACGAGGATCGTGTCATCTTTATGGAGTCGTCTACTGCTGTTGGCACAATTGACGATATGGAGATGCGCTGGGACGCATCGTTGGGGCGCCTGCAGTACTTAGTTAAAGCGCACCCAGATGTCTCCTCTTCTAGGACTACAAGCGTTCTGTTTGGCGAAAGTGGCGGTACGGGCAAGTGCAACGGAGCGAAGCTGTCGTTGGCGATCAGCGACCCTTTCGACGCAAGTGTCACCTGGCAAATGTCATCGACAGCGATTTCGTTTACTGCGAATGTTGCCAATGTCCCCTATCGTTGGGTTAATCTTACCAACAATGTTTCGGGCATCAACGATGCACTGCAAATCCGGCAAAACTTGACTGGTACAATTCAGGACGGGCATGGGCTTGGTATAGGGCTCTACATTGAAAATTCAGGAGGAACGCTAACGGAGGCGGGCGCTATTGCATCCTACTGGACGGATGTCTCAGCGAATAGAGCGGCGTTGAGCTTTTCACTAGTCAGCATTGATGCTTTACAGCTCGACCGGAACGCAGGTGGCCTTGGGTTATCCGTATTTGACGCATCCGCGATACCAACACGCCCCTCTGGTTCGCAGCTGTATGTGTACGACGATTCTGCAGATGCTATCATTCACGTAGAAGCGCCCTCTCTTGGGGGTAGTACAGTACTTTACCTCGATTCCAGCGGTGCACAGGGCACGCAGTGGGAGCTATGGTCTGTAGGGATCAACCCTTCGCCGTTTCTCATCGGCGCGGGCTCGCCTTACGAATTCAAGATGGTTGACGGCAGTGGCGCATCGCTTGGCTTCTTCAGCATTACAGGCGCAGCGCAGAACGACAATGCTATCGTCCTCACTTTTGACGGGCAATCAAACGATGGCACTATCACATACGACCCGTCAGCTGATTCTTGGACTTTCAGTCCTGCGCTGCCAAGTGGTGGTGCAGGTGGTGATTCTTTTCTTGAGTGGGCTATGTGATGGCATTTACTGGTGCAAGTCTTGGTGACGGTCAGGTGGCTACGAGCTGGGCGAACATCCTCGCCCCGAGTGGGGCGAAGTGGATTGTGCGCTCACTCGATATGCAGAACACCAACGCAGCAACGCAGACTCTAGAGTTACGAATAACCCGCAGCGGGTCTAGCGCGAGAACATGGAAGCGCGCTGAGCTTGACCAAAACGAGTTTGTCGAGTTCTTGGTCGATGGTGAGGTCCTCGTGCTGAGCGACGGGGATGTGTTACAGGCGCAGACCACGACAGCAACCGCGGTGGATTGGACGGCAACAGGGGCGACGGAATGAGAATCTACGACGCGCAGGGTAAGCCAAAAACCGGCGTCGAGGCGCGGTACGCGAACATTTATGTCGCTGACGGTGCGACTCCCCAAGCCAGCATCTCTACCACGCCAGCAAAGGTTACAGGGTTTGCTGCCAACGGCCCAGCCAACGATGCCACGCCAGACCACACGAACGACCAGATCACTATCGGTACCGCTGGAATCTATGCGGTCAACTTCAACATCTCGTTCAGCGGAACGGTGTCTACGGTCTTCACGTTCAAGCTGCGTAACAACGCCGTCGAGCAGGCGTTTGGATGTACGCGCACGCTAGGCACTGGGGGCGACACGGGCAGCGCGGGGTTCAATGCCATCATCTCCCTATCAGCCAGCGACGTTCTAACCATCTACGTCGAGGCGGATGGTGCATCTAAGTCCATTACACCCGTGGACATGAGTCTGTCCGTGCGCGAGATTTCAGCAATCAACACGAGCGGTCCCACCTCCTATACCGAGACCAACAACCTTGAGTCTGCGATGACGGATGTTGCCGCCGACGAGATTGTGTACGGCGCGAGCGCGAATACGGGTGCATACGGGAAAATTAGCACCATCACCGAAGAGGCGTCCCCAGCGAGCGGGGACTGGCTGCTTGGTGAGACAGCCGAAGGTAATTTGCGCCGCTACGACGTTGGTAATATGCCCGCCGGTAGCGAGACAAACGATTTAGAATCATCAATGACTGGCGTGGCTGCGGACGAGATTGTTTATGGTGCTAGTGCTAATACTGGGGCCTATGCAAAGATCAGCGCGATAACAGAGGAGGCATCTCCCGCTAGTGGCGACTGGTTGTTAGGGGAAACCGCCGAGGGCAACCTACGTCGGTATGATGTCGGCAACATGCCCGCAGGAAGCGAGACGAATAACCTCGAAACGGCCTGCGCAGATATTTTAGAAAACGAGGTTCCGGTTGGTGCTGCCGGTGGCGATGCCGTGGTTTACACGGCCACCGAGGGCACAGGCAGTGTGGTGCGTGCCACCTCACCAACACTAACGACACCCAACATTGGCACCCCGTCTGCTGGCGACCTCTCCAACTGCTCCAACTATCCAGAAACCAGTCATGCTGATGTTGTTGTGGACGGCGACTTCTCGTCTGCCGGGTATTGCAAGACGGATGGGGCGGGTGCGTATTCCGTACAGGCTACGCCGATCCCAACGAGTGACACCGCAGCCAAGTGTACGGATGCTTTGGCCGATCAGACATCAGCGAATGAAACATCTCACGCAGATGTTGTCCAAGACGGTGACTTTGCTTCAGATGGTTACTTGCAACGCTCAGGCGGTGCTGGTTCATATGCTGTTCAAGCTACACCAATTCCTACTTCTGATACTGCTGCTAAATGTACTGACGCCACAGCCGACAATACCGCATCAAACGAGACGAGTCATGCAGATGTCGTTCAGGACGGTGACTTTGGCAGTGATGGCTATCTCAAAAGATCGGGTGGTGCAGGCAGTTATGCAGTGCAGACCACGCCCATCCCAACAGCGGACACAGAAGCTAAATGCACAGATGCAACCGCCGATAACACTGCGGCGAATGAAACCTACGGCAGCGGGTCCGAAATCAAGACCGCCTACGAGGGCGAGAACTTTGCGGCCAACACGTTGCTCGGGAATGCTACTGGTGGCGCTGCGGGACCAACCGAGCTTGCTATCGGGAGTGTGACCGAAGAAGGATCTCCTGCCGCCACCGACATGCTCTTGGGTTGGGAGGCTGGCGGTGCGCTGCGAAAATTCGATATTGGTAATCTGCCCGCTGGTAGCGAAGTCAACGATTTGAGCGCATCTGTTACATGGGCGAACCACGCACATACTGGTTCGTCGGATGGCGGGAAGATAGATCACGATACGGCACTTACGAACAACGGCACTACCAGCCACGCAGACATAGACACTCATGTTGGCGCAGCAAACCCCCATAGCGGAAGCGCGGCAAGCGGCGCAAACAGCGACATCACGTCGCTGTCTGGTCTGACCACTCCACTGTCAGAGGCGCAAGGCGGAACCGATCAAAGCACCTACGCTCAGGGCGACATTCTCTACGCCAGTGCAGCGAACACGCTTGCCAAACTGGCCGTGGGTGGAGCCAATACGGTGCTTCACGGTGGAGCCACGGTGCCGTCCTATAGTGCCGTGGACCTAGCGAACGATGTTACAGGTACGACAGGTGAAACCAACGGTGGTACTGGGCAGAGCACGTACACGGCTGGTGATGTGCTGTACTCGGACGGTAGTAACTCGCTTGGTAAATTAGGTATTGGAACCGCCTACCAGTATCTACGCACAAACAGTGGTGCAACTGCTCCTGAGTGGTACACACTGGAACACAGTAAAAGTATTACGATTGAAGATCCTGCCGAGAACGACTTGTTTGCTATGTGGATCACCAACAAGGCAATCACGGTTACGGAGATTCAGGCTATTTGCGAGGGCGGGACGAGCGTGGTTTGCAATATTGAGAACGCGGCCACGGTTACGGCTGCTGGTACGCTCATCGACCAGATCACACCTACTACGGCGATCACTTCCGAGACGACTATCACTAGTGCTAACGTAGCTGCCGATCAGGTCATTTCCATTAACCTCGGCACCGTTACTGGTTCAGTGAACTCTGTGACAGTGACCGTCAACTATCGAGAGAACGCTTAATGGCTGCGCCTACTATTGCGACGAATTCAGGAATTGGCAGTCCTGCGGCAAGCGGCATTACAGCGGTGCTACCCACGCACGCTGCTGACGACGTCCTGCTTGCGTGCTATGGATACTCGTATCACTCCGCGACTTGGTCTACGCCTTCAGGGTGGACCTTGCTGCAAGCTCAAGGTGGCTTGGCCGTCTTCTACAAGAAGGCGACGAGTAGTAGCGAGACGGACCCAACTTCGACGTACAACGCAGCCGGGTCAGCCGGTTGGTTCACTTGCGCGCTGACCGGCGCGGAAGATCCTGCGACGCAGGCTCCCGAGGTCGCTGGTGCGAGTGGTGGATATAACAAATACCCAGACCCGCCAAGCGTCACCCCGACCGGCGGCTCGAAGGACTACCGCTGGGTCGTGATGGAGACGAACTCAGACGGTCGCCGTACGTGCGACAACGGCCCATCGGGTTACGACGGCACGAACAACCTGCAGGAGACCTATGACACGGGCGTGGGCAGCGCCGGTGGTACTGGCGGTATGTCGAGTCGTGCGTACACCGGATCTTCCGAGGACCCTGGCACATTCACGCTCAGCAATTCCAGTAATTGGGATGCGGTCACGATCGCAATTCATCCGGCAGCAGCAGCAGCAGCACGCCGCGTAATGGTTGTTTCATAGGAGAGAATGATGCTCAAGAAGTTGCTCGACCAATGAAACGCTTCAAGGAACTCAGTTGCTACTGCGCTGGAGAACCCGCAGTACGTCACGGAGTTCCGCACCGATCGGATCGCAGCTGACAAGAACGAGTTAATTACGGAGTTCACGAACTGGGTGAATGCCGTGTTCGACCAGTAGGAGGCAGCGATGTTCAAAAAATTACGAGGCATGCGCTTAACGGATCTACTGTATGGGTTGCTGCCGCTTGACGCACTACTTGTCGCCCTACTTCCCGCAGGTAGCGTAGAGCATGCGTTCTTGGGCGCGATTGCTGGGCTAGGGATTCTAGGCGGCGCGTTGCAAGGCATCGGTGCACGGCGTCAACAGAAGTCGCAGAACAAGTACTACCAACAGGCCGCCTCGCTGTACCAGCCTGAGCAGATGCAGCCATGGATGCAAGGCATGGACCCCAACCTCATGGCGGCGATGGGGATGGGCGGACAGGCGACAGGTGCGTGGGGGCAGAACCTCGCGAACCTTGCACAACAGCCAGGGTACATCGACCCGAAACTGATGAACTTGCCGATGCAGTTGAGTGCGCTCAAACAGCAGCAGGATCTGGCAGCGGCGTCAGGCAAGCTTGGCAAGTCAGGCATGCGTGGTGGGCTGGCGAGTTCGTACGCGCTGGCGAATCAGGCGGGGCGTACGATGCGTGATGTGGAGACGCAGCAGAAGTACGCGTTGTGGAGGGAGCAGCAGCGGCGTGCAGACATGGCGTTTATTCAGAACGCGTACAACCAGCTGATGGGGCAGGCAGGACAGGCTGCAGGTGGGCAAGCGAACATGCTAGCGCGACAGCAGGCACCAATGCCTTGGGCTGGTATTGCGGGCAACGCGATTCAAAGCGGCCTTGCGACGTTCGGGTCGTTCCCCGGCGCAGGTGGTGGTGGAGGTGGGCAAGGCATGGCGCCTTCGCAGATCCCAACGCAGACGAACCAGTGGTGGAACGCTGCGCCTCAGGCACCGATGGCTCCCTCTCCGGAGTGGGGCAACATACCGCAAGGCGGCGACTTTGTGAACCAGCTTTGGGGCGGATGGCAGCAACCGGGGCAGGGACCGTTGGCACCGACCGGGAGGTACTAATGGGCAGTAAGGGCTTCGAGACCGCGCGAGTGCCGACGAGCATTGCGCTGAGCCAGCCGCGCGAGGATTACGTCTTCGAAGATCCGTACGGCATGACGCCGTATGAGACTCCGTACGGTCCGCCTGCGCCGATGGGTATGAGCACGCCAATGTTTGGGGACATGTACCCGCAGGCGCCGATGCCTCCACAGCAGCCCGCGCCCATGGGACCGCCGCAGATGAACAACCCGCAAGCGGCGTACGGGCCAGCTGTGATGCCGCCTGTGAGCCCGCTTGCGCCGGGGCAACCTGCGCCTGGGCCGTACTCACAGCCGAAGAGTGGACTCATCGCCAACTTCATGCAAGAGCGTGGGATCACGCCGCAGCAGTTTGCATGGAATGTTGCGCTGGGCATGACGGGCGTGACGAACCCGCAAGCCATGTTCCAGAACTTCTTCCAGCAGCAGCAGTTGCGCCAGCGTAACGAGCTGATGCGTCAACAGCAGGCAGTGCGCAACGAGGATAAGCAGTACCGCCGTCAGTACCAGCAGCAAACGGCGCGCGATCGCCAAGAGTGGACGTTCAACAAAGAGATGACGAAGCTGGCGGATAGATTGGGGTCGATCAACGCGTGGGATGACTATGTCCAAGAGCTTGGTAGGATTCCAGAAACGCCTGAAGATCTACGTCGCGGCACTCAGTTTTATGCGGAGGCGAAAGGCCGGTTCGACAAAGTCCAACGCCGCAATAAGACGCTTGGGGCTAAGCTTAACACAGGCTGGAAAACAGGCATGCCAGCGAGCATTGCGGCGGATTCGGAGTTTGCGAACGACGCGGAGGCGCAAGAACAACTCGCGTTGATCAATGAGATTATCAGTGCGAGAAAGCAGCGCATGGACGAGATGGATAGTCTGAAGAAGCAGCTGGCAGGAGCGCGCACGCGCCTGATGAAGAAGCAAGCAGCAGGCAAGCTTACGGACCAGGAGAAGTTCGCGCTGGACATGCTCAAACAGGATTTCCAACGGGCGCAGCAGACGCAGCGCCGCGCGCAGACCGCATTGAGTGACGAAGAGCTGGCGGACATGCAGCTGTGGGAGGGCAAGATCTCCGCACTCGAAGACATGGAGATGGAAGCTTGGGACGTTATGCGCAACACGCTGACCGCGATCCAGGCTGCGGGGATTCCGATAGGAGATGTTGGAGGGGTGCGGGGTGAGGTGTACACGCCGACGCGCGCACCCGCTACGACGCCCACACCCGAGCGTAACGCACCGCCAGTGGAAGAAGAGGAAGATCTAGTCGATCGGTACTTCAACAGTCCGGGGTAATCCATGGCTAACCTGTCAGATCTGCTGACCTACGATGAGCAACGTACTTGGGGTGCGGTGCTTGGCGATTATTACAAGCAGGCCGAGGCGCAGTCAGGCTCGTCGGTAGCACGCAAGAACTTACAAGCCAAGCGCGAGCGGATTCATCAGTACAACCTTCGCATGCAGTACGCGCGGGAGACAGGTAAAGATCTCAAGCCTGACCTGTGGGAAGGAGTGCTGCGCGAAGGCTGGGCGGACATCAAGGCGGATCGGGAGAGCGGGGCGGCGCAGGCGGCACGCAGGTGGATGAACGATTATTTGCGGTCTCCAAGCGTGGCGAGCAGGATGCGCAGGCAGTTGGAGGCGAGGGAGGCTGGACGTCCGCTCGTGGCAGGGACGCAGGTGCCGCGCGTGGCGGGGGAGCGTGGCAAGGCGCCTAGGCGTAGAGCACAGCAAGCGTACCAAGAGGACGTGACGCAGCTGGGGTTGGGGACTGCGAAAGCGCTCCAACAACAGCCAGGCGGGGTGACACCGCAACAACAACGTGGCATGCGTGGGGTCATGAGCGGCGCCCAAATCATGCCGTCTGAGGAGCCGCTTGGTGTGGGCGAAAAGGCGGGGTTGTACGGGTACTACGCGGCGCAGCCATGGGTAGGGTTCGCGGAGAGTGCTCAGAACCTGGTGCTAGGTGCCCCTGAGGAGCCGCTGCCGCCCCCCAGGTCGCTCCAAGAGGCGTGGGCACAGTCCGCAGCAATGGGCACGACAGGACCCAACCTCGCGGCATTCAGCCCGTTTCTACGCCTGGCTGAGCAGAAGTTGGTGCCGCGCGCAACGACTGGGCAGGTCGCGTTGGGCGCTGGGGTCGAGACGGCTTCGGCAGGTGGGTTGTACTCGGGCGTGGGCAAGGCGATCGGGCTGGGCACGCGTGCCCTAGGCAAGGCTGCGGTCAAGCACGTGCCCACACTCCAACGCGGAGTCAAGGCGCTCAAGAAATTCAGTGAGTCACAGCTTGCGAAGTCGAAGGCGGGGATGGAGGCGGAGGGAGGGGTAGCTGGTGCGGCACAGCGCTTCATCTCCAAGCAGGCCGTGGCTCTTATCGAGCGCATGTGGCCGCAGTGGAAGCATGGGATCGAGGCAGGAGTAGGGTTCCACGCGTTGAATGTGGCAGAGACGGCGCGGATGGAGGGGGCAAGTGAGGCGGTTAAGCGCTTGGGAACGCTAGGCTTACGCCTGCCTGATGCGGCTATCCTCATTTCGGGCGGCGATCCGCACAGCCCAGTGTGGAAGGAGAAAGCAGCAGCAGAGAACGCCGGGCAACGCTTTCCGCTCTACCTCACAGTCATGGGCGCCTTCGACATGTTCGACCCTGAAGGCTTTGCCATGCTCGCGGCGTTCCCGCCTGCATTTGGGGCAGTAGGACGTGGGATAGGGCGTGTGGCACGAGGACGAGGGCGCCCGAAAGTTGCGCCCGCACCAACCGGGGCACGTCCCGCAGAGGAAGCGCCTGCCGAAGTCACACAGATGCCGATTCCTCCGCGTACGCAAGGCGACCTTGCCAAGCAGTTCGTGATGAGCGACCAAGGCATCCCGATCCCGCGCAACGTAATTGATGCACAGGCGATCAAGACGTACATTGAGGAAACGGGTCAGCTGAAGCGGGGGATTCTTGACGACCCGGCAATGCGCCAGTCGATCATTGCGCGTGGCGAAGCGGAAGGCGCGTCGCTTGAGCATCGACTCATGGGCGAGCAGGCGCGGTCGTATGCCTTACTCGTCGAAGGCCAGCTCGACGCCGTGCTCCAGAATATTCGTAGGGGCAAGATTGGAAACCCGAACGAGTGGCGTCCTGAAGTCGTCGATCAGCTCGTGCGTCTTGCACGCGAAGGCGACGTCGCGGACGACAACACGCGCTTCGCACTCCAAGCAATCAACTGGCTGCGGTATGCGGATCTGAGCAAGCAAGCATCCGAGACGATCAAGCAAGCATCAGGGCCGACGCTCACCCCTGCGGAAGCTTCGTGGGATCTGAAGCGGTTCAAGGGCACCTCGGTGGGTAGGTGGTTCACGAAGAACGCAGAGTCAGCGTCGCAGGCAGACATCGAGACGAAGTTGGAGGCGTTGGAGTCGCGCCTGGCTAATCTTCGTAAGTCGAAGAGCACACGCCCCGACACGCTCGAAGCGTACGAAGGCTTTGTCAATGACGTTAAGGAGTTGATCAAGCGGAGGTTTCAACCTGAGGCGGAAGAGCCTGCTGTGGAGGCGCCTCCCGTTGAGGATCGGCGGCAAGCTGAGGGAGCACCGCTCGAGGGAGGGGAGAGGCGTACTGGCGGGGAGCGACGTGGAGAGGAGCGTTCACCTCGCAGCGAAGCTGAGTTCTGGATGAACGTGGCGGATCAGGCAGTGCGCCCAACGGAGACGCTGATCCCTGTAGGTGTGCGCGAACGTCTTAAAGCGATGGAGACGCCTGACCGCAAGATGCCGGAGATCACGGAGGAGCGCACGTTCCAGGAGTTGGATCAGCGCGACAGGCAGGACATCGAGACGATCGCTATTCAGGAGATGTATAGGGCGGCGCAGGGGCTTACGAGTAAGGAGCGTGCAGGCACTGCGACAGCTGAGGATTTGGAGGTGACAGCGCGCATCATCGAGCGGGTGAAGCGTGCTAGAGACGCCGAGGAAGGGCGGCAGGCTATGGAAGAGTTCCGCGTGCCGCGTGAGGCGCCGGAGCGTCCTGCACCTCCAGGCATAGAGTATGAGCGTGGTGGGCGACAACCCATGGACTACCAGCCTCGGTCACGCGTGGTCCCCGAACGCTACCGTGGCGGCCTGAAACTCCCCGCCCCACGTGGGCGCGAACCTGGCGGCCCCGCTGGCCCGTTCTATACGACAACGGGCACGCGTGGTCGTGGGCCTACGACGCTGACCGAGGCACAAGCTGGAGGACTTGAAGGACAACCGCCTCGCACTCGCCCAACGATCTCAACTGAGGCGATGGACGTTGCGCGGGCGGAGCGGGAAGCGCCGCGACCTCCACGTCCGCCTGCTGCGCGTGGCGAACCTGAAGCACCTCAAGTCCGTGCAGAGCGTGAGCGTGAGGCGCGCGTTTACTCCAACCCGGATTACGCGGGTCCTGAGGAGTTCGACGCCGCGCTGCGTGATGCGCGCCAACGGGGCGATCGCAAGATCCTACAGCTCATGCACGCCAAGATTATGGACTTGGCGAACATGACACGCACGGTCCCCGAGGTCACGACACAGCGTGAGATGCCTGTGACGCCAGGCGCTACGTCAGTCATACGAGGTGGCGAACCAGTCGTGGGCGAACCGTTCGAGACGCGCACGTTCGTGGCTGACGAACTCTTGCCAACGCCTCCCGCAGACGTAGACAACGCACGCCAAGCTACGAACCTCTACCGCCTCATGCTGCGTAACGCGGGGCGTGGGCTCAGGACGACACAGCGCCCGTTGGTCGAGCGGCCTACGTCTCAGCAGCGTGCGGCTGCGGTCGCGGCGAAAGATCTCGAAAAGCTCGCCATGGCGATCGACGAGATGTACGTGCGTGGCAGCAAGGTAGAGAACATCAAGGCGCGCGGGCGAGAACTCTCACGGCATATCGTTGAGATGTACGACCAGTTGCAGCAGCAAGCAGAGACGCGCGGTGCAGAGCGTGCGGCCCAGCGTGGGCGCATCACTGGGTTCGTGCCTATTCCTGGTTCAGAGCTGCAATCCGGCAAGCCAATGCGTACGACGGCTGGTGAGCAGCGTCTACACACAGAAGCACTCAACGAATACGTCGACGAACTCTACCGACGGCGCAGTACTATCGAAGACCAGTTGATGCACATGGAGTGGGACCCGAAGGAAGGGGCAACTACCGAGGTCGACATCTACATCGATCGTAAGCTGAAGCCACGTGTGGAGCGGTTGCTGCCTGCACTCCCTGGCGGGAAGCTTATTCTACGCGACGGCACAAAGCGCGCAATCCCCAAGCCACCCAAAGGTCAGCACTACGACACGCGCGATCTCTACTCCTTCGAGAACCAGGAGTTCACCATCGGCAACGAGAAGATCCCGCTGCACATGGTGACGGGTGTGGAGCAGTCACGCAGTAACCTCACGTTCCAAGGACGCGAAATCGAGCCTGCGGAGCTGCTGTACGTGCTGCAGAAGGTGCGAGGCGAAGCGCGACGGCTGCGTGAAGAGGGCGCCAAGCGTCAACGCCCCACCATGAGCAAGGAAGACTGGGTCGACGTAGCCAAGGAAGTGCTGCACAAGTTGCCTGATGAAGCGTTGGGTGCACTCAGTGGCTACATGCAGCCCAAGACCCCTGCATCCGGCACGGTCTGGGCGGACTTCCCTAGCCCAGTGTGGGGGAACAGCGCCGACTACCGCTCGACCGAAGCTGGCCCGAACTACAACTTGCAACGCGCGATCTTCGAAGTGTTGCGAGCACGAGCGCGAGGCGAAGCAGGCGACCAGATCAACAAAGGCACGCTTCCAAGAGGTGAGCGTGGGCGTGAAGGACCTGCATCTCTCGAATACCGCGAGATGGACTACGGCAAAGGCGAGAAGCGCATGCGTGGCAAGATGTCAGGCAAGCTCGTCGCTGATCCGTACCTCAACGTCGAGAAGTCAGGCAAGGACACGGGATTCAGAGGCGTACACGGCAAACTACGCACCTTCATCAAGGACTTCTTGAACCTGAACTGGAAGATTCCTACGCATCCAAGTGAGCCGTACCTCGAAGCGACGACCAAGGGCTTCAAGCTGATTGGTGACTACGCAGACATGCTTGCGAAGCTTAGCAACAAAGACTTCGATCTCGCGCGCACGGACGGCGAGGCGATGGTGCACGCGCTCGACGAGGTGATGCGTATCGACCGCACGCCAGGTAGTGCGGAGGATGTCGCCACGGCGCTCAGCATGCCGCTGGAATATGTCACCGAGATCAAGAAGGCGCTCACCAAGCAAGGCAAGAAGTGGACACGCGACCAGATCTCTCCGCTTGCGAAGACCGCGCAGCACATGCTGGACATTGCAGACCGTGTTGCGCGCACACGTGAAGGCACACCATGGGATGACATTGCGCCTGACCCTGAAATGCGTGTCGAGACGACGAAGCGTGAGCGCGAAGTTGGTGCCTTCAACCCGCCACGTATTGAGGGCATGGAGGACGTGCGGCCTGAGGAGCGCGCAACGGCGCGTGAAACCATGGTGGAAGAGGGTGAAGTTGGCGCTATCTACGAGCTGCCTGGACGTGAGATCTCGCTGAATCACGCGCGGCGCATCCTGGAGTCCGCACTTACTGCTGCTGAGTCCAATCCACGCGCGTTTCGTAGGAACGAAGCGGGCGAGATCACGGACCTTACGGAGGAAGGACAGCCAGGATCGTTGGCACGCCTTGCCCAGCTCATCCGCGACTCGAAGAAAGACTGGAATGCCAAGGGTGAGTTGTCGTGGGACGCGGAGTCGGGACGCGAAGCACACATCTACGCCACTGCACTCAAACGCTATCTTGAGCGCAACTTCCCAGACGTGCCTACAGAAGGGTTGAAGAAAGCGTACGCTGAAAAGGGCACGCCTCGCGCAGATCAGCTGTTCGAGCGCGCCATGTCGCCAGAGCACTACGCGGTCTCGAAGGCGGCAGTGGAGCAGCGAGGCGCGGCGCCTGTGCGTGGTGAGACGACAGTACGCCCCCGCCGCTATCAGACGAACTACATCGCGCGGCGTATGCGTGACGCGATGCTCAAGATGCAGGAGAAGCTGTCGGGCAAGATTAGCGACAAGCAACGTGCACAGCTGCAACTCGATATCAAGCGTGTTGGCGAGGCGACTGCTTCGATTCTTGAGTACTCCAGCGAGCTGGGTAGGTACGAGGATTTCGTTGACGCACAGAACAGGGCGTACTTGAAGTACCGACGCAACTTGCACAAGCAGCTGATGTCTGCAGGCGCGATTGATGTCAGCACGGGCGAAGTGACGACGAGTAAGTTGAAGCGCACGCCTGCGGATATGTTGCGGCAAGAAGCTATGCGTATGCGCAAGTACAACAGGCTCTCCGATGCGTTCGGTAAGTACATCGATGGGCTGATGCAAGCCGAAGAAGTGCTTGGACGTGACGAACTCGTTCGCATTGGGCTTGGTGAGGGCAGGGAGCGCGGCGCAAACATGCTTGCCTTGCTTGATCACATTCGCAAGCCCACGAAGCAGACGCAGAAGGTCGTTGACGCACTCCCCATTGATCAGAAGGATGTAGAAGCCGTTGAGATCAAGCAGCCGGGAGATACACCGGAGCTGGAGATAGAAGCGCCTGCCAAGGGCTGGGCGGTCGAGCCTACAAAGGTCGAGTGGTCTCCTGTGTTCGATGCGCAAGGCAAGAACGTGAGTGCGACGCACGTGCTAGTGCGCGCAAAGGGAGGTGCGGACACTGTCGTGCCTGCTGACTCGTTCTTCGCTAATGTCAAGCGCTCGATGCAGATCGGCAAGCCGCTGGACATAGAGTTCTTGCGCGTGTCGCCAGAGGCGCTTACGAAATACGCCCGCCAGGACAAGACGAAAGCCAGGATCGAGTGGGACCCACAGATCGGCAAGTTGACAGACTGGCGTGCAGTAGGCAGGAAGTACGCGAAGCTGTTGGCGTATGCACGTGCAGCGCGCGGGCGTGAGATGCGCCAGATGGAGCGCGAAATCGGCGTTGAACTCGCGCGGCCAGAGAGGGAAACTGAGTAATGCCACTTGGGCCTGAGTTCGATCCTGAAGAGGTGTACCGTGATCTAGCGCAGACGTTCCCTACGTCGAACGCACCCGCAACGATCGAGTCGTTTGCGCAGCGCCCCGAAGCGCCTGCACAGCTTGGCACACAAGGCGCCACGTCCCCTGAGGAAATGGCGCGTGCATTCGAAGACATGGCACGCGAGCTGCAGTTCGGGATGCGCGAACCGCAGATCCAGGTTGGCCCTGACCCTGATCTGAGCGAGCTGCGCTGGCTTGCGATGACGCGGTTGGGGGAGATCTCGGCGCCTACGCCCTCCAAGCCCATGGGGCCGCCCATGACGACCGGGCAAGAAACGCAAGCGCGTATTCTGGAGAAGGCGCGTCTTGACGGAGCGTTACGTAAGATCAGTGAAGTTGAGCGGGACCGCATGGCGCTCAAGCTTTTCCAGGAGAAGCACCCAGATCTCGCCGAGCGCATTAATCTCAACGATTCGTGGTTCGAGAAGCTGCAACGCGCAGCGATGGGGGCTGGGCGTAAGGGGTGGCGTGCGCTCGACATCCTTCTGCGCAACCTTGATCGAGGGCGTGGCGCGATCACGGCGCACCAGCTCGCGCTCGAAAAAGGTGCAACGGCTGAAGACGCAAAAAGGGCTGCGATGGCAGCTTTGCGAGGCTCTGACAAGGGGTGGGTCTTCATCCCCGAGGAAATGGGGCCGACCTGGAAGGAAGTGCTGCTGGCGTCGGGGTACGACGACAACATCTCTACGGCGGGACTCGGCCTGGGGTTGGATCTACTCGTAGACCCAATCAACATTCTAGGCATAGGTGCATCACGCAAGGGCATCACGCTTGGCGCGCACCAGATCCTCAACACGACAGGCCGAGCGAAGTATGGCGAGCTTGTGCAGTTGATGAAGCAGGAGGCGATGGCAGCGGCGGGCGCAGCGTCGGAGCTGGATCTCAGCGTCGACGCGATTCGTAACTATCATCGAGCCGCTGGCGATGAGATGCGGAAGCTGCTGAGCGTGCGTGGGAATGCTGAGCAGTTTCTGGACATGGGCGGGCTGAAGATTGCAGGGTACACGCTGCCTGGCACGTCATTCTTGCGCAAGAAGGAGGTGTTGCGTAAGGGTGTGCTCATGCAGGATTACGTTGCGGAATCTCTCGCAAAGATCGTAGGACGTGGAACGCTGGACGTGGTGGATAGACTTGGCGCCAGGCTTTCGACCAAGCCCGGTAATTTGCAGCGTGACCTAGGCAGGTTTATGCAGTGGGTGCCCCAGCAGATTCGTGACACGGGTAACGCAATGGGGTTCCTGTTCCACCGTACGAACCCACAAGCGGGGCTGGAGTACAAGTGGTTCAAGCAGGCTGAGTACTACGACAAGCTAGGTTTCGAGACGCTCATGGTGCGGGATACCATTGCCCGCATATTCCATGGTATTGATGCTAGTGATCTTGAAGAGCTTTCCATGGTGCTTGAAGAAGGGACGTTGGATGTGTTCCTGCAGCAGCTTGCAGCCCGCAAAGGAGGAGGGTATGCAGCGCGGGTTGCCGAAGCGTCACAGATGTACCGTGCTGCCATGGACGACTTGCTTATTGAAGAGGTACACCGAGGCTTCCTACCGCGCAAGAGCGGTAAGGGTAAGAAAGCGAAAGGCGGCTTCAATCCGCAGACACGCCAACGCTTTGAAGACTGGGTGCGCACGGGAAGCACAGTAGGTGTAAGTGAGAAGCTGCTTAAGCGCTTCAGTGACATACGCGTTAAGAACTACGTATCGCATATATACGAAAGTACCCGGCGTGTGCGGGCGTTTCGCCCACGCGAACTGAAGCCACGTGCTCCGTCGATCACTGAGCCGTTCACGCATGCGCGTGTGGTGCCTACGCTACGCGAGGCACAGCGCCTAGGCTTCGTGCCCAAGCTCAACCTGGCGGAGATCGCGGCGATTCGCATGCAGGCAGGCCGCCGTGCACTCACGACACACGACTTTCTGTCTGAGTCCGTCGAACGCTTTGGGCGGAACATCAGCCCGCACACGCCTGCTGCGCAGAAGATGATCTTTCGTGCAGGTACGCCCCTACCTGAGCCCACCTGGAAAGAGGTGATGAACGCGCGCACGAATCACCTAGGACGGATTGCGATGCCGGTCGAGGAGCAGCTGAACAAGGCGCGTCAAATGGCGTTCGAATCGCTCGTGCCGATTGAAGCCGTTGCCAAGCTTGACGATGCGGCACGGCGTGAGTTCTTGCTCTATCGCTTCCGTCACGCACCGAACAATCGTTCTGCCGACTTCATATGGAAGAAGTACGTGGAGGAGGCGGAAGCGGCAGGGAGGTACAAAGGACGTGATCTTGCGCCAGGTCGTGACGCGAACGAGTCGATTGTCAATGCGCGCGACATCTACGACCCAAACTATCAAGCCTGGACGCCGATGCAAGCTGGCGGACTTGCGGACCCTGCCGTTCTCGGCAAGGTCTGGTTGCCCGTGCCAATAGCCGAGGACTTAGCGCGCGTAAGCGCCTCCTACCTACCCGACGAACTACGCCAGCTTTTCTCTCTGTACGACCGCATCAATTTCTGGTGGAAGCGAGCCATGACGATCGTTTGGCCTGCATTCCACACGCGCAACAAGCTCACCAACGTCGTCAACAGTGCGATGGAGATTGGCGTTGGCGGCATTCTGGACCGTGGCACGATGTGGTCGATCATGCAGGGCGGGGATGGCGTGCTGCACACTCCACATGGACCTATGTCCTATTCCCAGGTTCGTAAGCTTTCTCGGCGTCTAGGTATTATTAACGTAACGTATCGACGGCCAGATGTAGGCGACCTACTCGGTGACATCGTCGAGCGAGAGAGTAAGGCACGCTCCAAGCTCGCACGGCGCATGGGTTGGAAGCTGCCAGGACGTGAGCGATTTCTACCTGGAGGCAAGGCAGCAGGTGAAGCTGTCGGCCCAGCACAGATAGGCATGCCGGTGCTCGCTCCGTTCCAGGCAGGTACCGAGATGGGTCTGTGGATCGAGAACGCAGACAGAATGCAGCTGTTCGTGCAGTCGCTCAAGCGTGGGCTTCCTCCTGATGAAGCTGCGCAGCGTGTGTTCAAGTTCCTCTTTGACTATCAGGATCTTGGGTGGGTGGAGAGTGAACTGATCCGGCGCTTCTTCTTCCCATTCTGGACGTGGACGCGGAAGAACTTGCAGCTGCAGGCAGGGCTTATTGCGAACCGGCCTGGGCGCTTCGTCAGTCCGTTCAAGTTTGCGCGATCGCTGAGCGCCGAGAAGGAAAGTGACATGCGCAGCGACGTGGAGCGCACGTTACTACCCCAGTACCTCAATGACTTGCTGGCCGTGCGCCTGCCTGATGGAGTCGTGCCGTTGCCCGAGGGGTATGCTGAGCGTTTGTCTACCTGGATAATGAACTTCGATCTTCCTGGCGAGGACGTGAATAGACTGTGGCAAGGGAGTTGGCGTGAGACACTCATGGGATGGTTTGCGCAGGTCGGGCCGTTTCAGCGCGACATCCTCGAAGAGCTGATAGGCAAGGACTTCTTCTCAGGCGCTGAGCGTACGCAGTTCATCCGTGGTTCGAAAGTCTACCCGATCATCAAGGCAATGCCACAGAAGATGCAGGACTGGCTTGAAGTCAGCTATGACACCTACCGTGACCAGGAGATCATTCGAGTCAACCGCAAGAAGTGGCGCACGCTCAACTGGATGTTCGCGTGGAACCTGACACGGCTGTACTCCACAATCGGCAAGATCGACGACCCAAGCGCCGGGCCTGTGTCGCACAGGATTTTCAACGCACTCACCGGCATGCGCTTCGAGTACATCGACCCTGCGCAGCAGATGCTTGACGAGGTTGATGCGATACTCAGCGACGAAGACGTGGGCATGAAAGCGAACCTGGACATGATGTGGCGGCGGGCGATGAAGCAACTACAACTCAAGAAGCTCAATGCGCGTGCTGCTGAGGATGAGATGCAGCAGATACGCGAGGCGGTCGACGTGATTGAGCATCCGAGTGCGCTCGACCTGGAGCCTGAAGGTACCTGGACGTACGAGAACATACCATGATCAGTGTCGTGCTTGCTGTTGCGCTAATCTTTCCTGGCATCAACGGCGTCGAAGTCTACAACGATGCGCCAAACATCGAGCCGAGCGGCGCAGTGTGGACTGACGACTCATTACTGTTCGTTGACGATGGCGGCGAGGTGTTTGAACTGCGCGATGACGTAGTCACTGATCATGTCGTCCTGCGTGGCAGTGCGTGTCCTGACAACTGCGATCTCGAAGGGATTACAACGCGTGGCGACGAGATTTGGGTCGTTACCGAGTGGTCCTCGACGCTGCTTCGGATCACGTTCGCGGATGGCGTGCTTGAGTCGCACAGCGCTGAGCATTGCGTTGGCTACGACTCCACCTATGGAGCAGAGGCGTTGACCTATGTGCCGGACACCGACGAGTTCTGGATCGGCAAGCAGGCGGATGGGCGTGTTTACGTAGTGCGCCTTGTCGATGGTGTCGTCGAGTGCGTGCGCAACTTCAGCGTCTACCCGCACTACGACCTGAGCGGCATGGCGTACGGCATCGACCCTAATGGCGCGCCTTGGGTCTGGGCGATCTGGGACGCGTACAACAAGGGCGCGATACTCCGCCTTGATGGCACCGTTGTTGCCGAGTGGGCGTTGCCTGATGATTCTCAAGCGCAAGAAGGCATCGCGTACAATGGGCATATCTTTCTAGCTGAGGACAACCGTGGCGTGCGCCGTTACAACCCTTGGCTGCTAATGTGGAGACGCCCATGAAGAAGTCACATATCGTCATGCACCACAGCGCAACGAAGGACTCTGGCACTGCGTCGTGGAACGCCATTCGACGCTACCACATGGACGATCTAGGCTGGCGGGACATTGGCTACCACTTAGGCATCGAGTACATCGAAGACGCGACGGGAGCTGGGCATTACGAAGCGCTCATGGGACGCGACTTCCTGAGCGATGGTGCACACTGCTACCAGCAGAACATGAACAAGCTTGGGCTGGGTGTGGTTCTAGTCGGCGACTTCGATACCAGTAAACCCCCTGCTGAGATGTTGAGGTTTTGCGCGCGGCATGTACGTGCACTTGCGGACCTGCACGACATACCCATCGACGAGGGCCACATCCACCCACATAATGAATTTGCACCGAAGACATGCCCTGGCATTAACTTCCCTTGGGAGCTTTTCATCAAGATGCTACGCGGTGCTTAGTGGAGGCCGCAATGAGGACTGACACGTTGAGAGATTTTCCAAACGGCGCAACGGGAAAGTGGCTGCAACTGCTATTCGCAAGCATCACAGCACCACTCCTCGTCTACCTCATAATCCAAGTGTCCATCCTCAAGGGCAACACGTACACGAACGCCGACGCGCTGAACGACCAGCGACTTGCCGCCGAAGCAATCACGGGCATCATGGGGGAACTGGCGGATCTTCGTGTGCGCATGGCCGAGGATACTCCGCGCGACTTCGCTGACCGTGTGCGTGCTATCGAAGACCGTTTGCGTTTGCTGGAGATCAGCGACGCACGTCGTCACCCCAACAATGGCCGCTGATTATTACGATGGGTTTAGCCGGTTGCACGTGCGCGTGCTCATTGATCATTCATGGAAAGCAGCGTATGGCCTAGAACTCATCCGTATCAATGCTGAAGCGGACAAGATCACCGAGCTTACTGGAAAGTTTTACGAGCCGTATTACCCGACTGAGGAGGAGTTCAAGGAAGCACGCCGTGCGTTCCGTGATAGGCGCCGCCGCTCCACCCTACGTATACGCAATCCCTTGACGCTGCTCAGCGAAAGGCACAAAAAATGAGCTGGAAACGCAAAATACGTTGGGCGGTGATACTCGCACTGATTCTTGCGGCTGTGGCTGGGTGGGCGTATGCGGAGTATTTGCGCGGGCGTGCGCAAGACGCGGAGGCGACGCTACAAAGCGAGCGCCTGGCTGCGGCGGGGTTTATCGAGGCGACTACGAGGAGAGATGCGCGGG